TTATTCTTGAGCTATGATAATTACTTTCCTAGTTTTGTCATGAATACAATTTCTTACTCTACCATTACTATTTACTCTATATTACTAATTATAATAATACTAGTATATATTATATATAATAATAATGGTAAGACAGAAAAATCTATTCATGACAAAAGTTGTTAAATCAAGGTTTCTAAAATAAGGATATTCTTAAACCCTTTAGATACAACATTTCTTAACTCAAAAACAAAGAATAACCCATAACTCAAAATAAGGAATAGTCCTTAACTCAAAAAAACAAATAAATATCCCTGCAAACTTTAACCAAGGACTGTATTAAACCGCAATGCCGTTTATCTTAAATTTAAGATAGGTTTAAGCCGTTTAAAGTACAATCTGGGATAATTACTCGTAAAATGCTTAGAACGTCTTAGAATGGCTTACAAGAGCAAATAAAGGTATAGTAAAAAAGAGATACCGGATTCAGTATCTCTCAAAAGATATTTAGTTAGATGTCCCCAAAATTGGGGAGGTGTTTGTTAGTTAAGTGCTAAGCCTAGTTTTCGGCTGAACTAGCGAGGTGTGTCCAAAACTGGACTAACCTAACCAACCTTAGCCCGCATAGCCTTTAGTTTACAGTCAATGATGTAACTAACTCCTTTAGGCGTCATTTGTAATAAGTCAGCAATGGCTTGGTAAGTCCAACCCTCTTTCCACTTTTCAAACCCAAGTTCATTCCTATCCTCCACAGAACACCAGTAGGACGTCACAGGAAGCTCTCTAAGCCGTTTTAACTTGTTTATGGTATGATTACCCCTAAAATCTTTAAACGTCACAGGAAGGCTTAAATCGTACTTAGGATTGACTGACACAATTTTAATGTTTTTAACTTGAGCTACCTTATTCCAGTAATACCTTTTGGAAGATAAGTCAAGGTGATTGTATTGAATACGAGTACCACGGTGAAGGCTTTTCCAATCCTTATGACCGTGACAGCCTTTGTAAATTCCCTTAATTATGTTGTATGAGATTATATCAGAGTCCCTAAAGTCATTCATATAGGTCGGGTTGACCGGATAACTCGTAAGTTTAATTCCTAATCTTTGTTCCACTTCTGCTACTTTTGCCATGTATATTCTCCTTTAATCAATAATTTATTCACATTATACCACTAATTATTTGGTGGTCAATCACTTTTTCTATGTCATAATTTAAAGTGGTACTACCTAGTAGTCTATTTTCTACTTTTGTCATGAATACATTTTTTGAATTTGCCTGAAATGTCATGAATACAATTTGTTATTTAGTTATTGGATATTCAAATTTTGTAATGAATAGATTTTCATATGTTATTACTTTTGTCATGAATAGATTTTCATATGTTCTTATAGATTTGTCATGAATACAGTTTTGTATCTATAGTTTTGAACTATAACGAGAATGTCATGAATAGATTTTCATATGTTATCGTGTCATAATTTAAACTATTACTAGGTAGTAGGGTTTTATCCACTTTGTCATGAATACAATTTGTTATTTTAATTATTGGATATTCAAATTTTGTCATGAATACATTTTTCGCTTTTGCCTGAAATGTCATGAATAGATTTTCATATGTTTTACTTTTGTCATGAATACAATTTTGAGTTTACTATAGATTTGTCATGAATACAATTTATTGTTTATAGTTTAAAACTATAACCAAAATGTCATGAATAGATTTTCATATGTTATTTTGTCATGAATGCCATTTTACAATTTGCCGAAAAATGTCATGAATAGATTTTCATATGTTACCTAAACCAAGACAGAATTATTATAAGTATTAGTGTAGCTACACTAATGTAAGAGACAGCTTAAGTCCCCTTATTACGGGGGACTTGTTGTTAGTTGTATTGTGTGTATATGTCTGGTAAAGTAGGTGACATTGTTTCGTTTAACCATAGGTTGTTAAATTCATAACCAGCCCCATAGTTAACATCTACTAATCGTTCGTACCCTAGCATACTATAAACACATGCTTGACCATACAACTAGAAGCATAATCTTGTTAAGAAGCTTCTAGCTAGACTATATCATCAATAATCATATTAGTCAATATAATTATTGGTACACGCTTCCCACCTTAGAGTTTCACTAAAGTAGTACAGATTTCATCAGCATAGCTACTAAGCCTTAGCTAGTATATCTTAGTCGTTAGACCTTCAAAGCATTTTCATGCTAAGCTTGGCACAGGATTAGCATGAAAATGCTTTCCCTGTTAGCTTGCTTATTAACCATCATTTCTTATGGCTACTTAACCGTTAAACAAACACCCTATAAGTATAGGTTCATGTACTTTATCGACCACTAATTTGTCAATGGTCGTCTCCTCTGCGTTTAATTATTTGATAAAATTCACCAGTTTTTTGGTCTTCTTCATCACGAATAACAATATTTCCCCAGTGTTCAATAAAGCGTTTTAATTCTTCATCAACTTCCCACCAGAAACCAATTTCTCCACCTTTCATCTTAGCAATGTATCGTTTGTTTTGCATAAGTTTATCAGCAGAAACAATACTATTTTGCTCTGACCATGAAGGAATTAAATTACCAGTAGATTTAGGGGTGCTGGGATATTTGCAACCGAATACTTTTTGTTTCCCATAATAAGCAATCAGTTGCGCAAGCTTTTCTCCACTATCCCCAATATCAGCCACAATAATATCCGGACTGTAGGGGGCTAGTTCTGCAATAATACTTTGTAAGTCAACCCCAATTGCTTTAGGGTCTACTATACTTGATTTACCAACAGAAAATAATCGAATCAAGTCTACTTGTCCATTGGTTCTTACACCGTGAACAGCACACCAATGACGATTTCCCCAATCGATACCCACCGAGATAAATTTATAATCTCCTCGGCTCATACGTTGTGTTGGTAAATCTTGTTTTCTGTGTTCTAATACGTCCTCTTGGTGAACACTTAATTTCTTATCTTCGTAGGGGTATCCAAGTGTGTAATTCCAAAACGCTTGCTTGGATAATGACGCTAGTTCTTTGCGTTTTAGGTCGTCAGCGGTACGGGCATACCGTAGTTTTCACTATACTTTAACACTGATTTAACAGTCGGACTAGACTATATCATAAACCTACTTTTTGGTGTAGGTTTCCTTGCTTTACTTTCTCTTACGAGATTTTCTTATCTGGTTTTCACTAGTACCATTTTACTAGTTATCCAGAAATTTAGTCGTTAGGCTTTTATAGTGCATTGCACTGATTTAGCACGGGATTAACTCTGTCCATATAGGATTTAGTCTCTCTTATCAGCTTATTGGTTATTCAGCTATGCCCGTTTAACAAGGTTTACTCTCTTATCATTGCTAATAAGGTGGGCTATTACTTAACCCACACCGCGTTCATTTGGCTTATCATGTACCCTCTTGTACCTTGACCACCTTTAGTACGGTCAGGGAATTTAGGAACCCCATTGTTAACTACCGCTACTTTCGTAGTATTTAATACGGATTGGACTATATCATATTCTTATATTTTGGCATAAGAATCTCTACGTTACGCTATTGCTGTTGGCATTTTTTTGTAAAATCTTCGACTACTTCTAACACTTTATTTTACATTTGTAGTTTGTATGATACTCTGATAGCAGAGTAATTCTACCGCCATTTGCTTTTACAGCTTCTTCTCTGTAGCTTTCTGGTGTTTGTTTTATACCTTTCATAATGTGTTCTCCTTAACTGTGCCAACAGTTCTAATAGCTTTCTCTTAGTTCTCACTAACCCCATTTGGTTAGCTACCCAAGAATTTAGTCTCTAGGCTTTTATAGCGCTTTGCGCTAGTTTAGCACGGTAGGTAAACTCTATCCTTGCATATTAGGACTTAGTCTTTCTTACCAGTATATTCTTTGTATATGCATTATTTTACTATGCCCGTTTAGTAGAGTTTAAGGTGTACAGGTCTGTTTATACACCGTTGTACCATCTGTCTAGTGGCTCTCCACACTTTTGGCAAACGAATTGGAAGGAACCATCTACGACAGTCTTAGCGAGTACGTCAACCCCTTTAGGGTTAACACAATAAATATTGCCACGTTTCTCAATTGGTGCTTCTGGATTATAATCCTCATAACTCATTTCGTTATAGTGATTACATTTAGGGCATTTGTGCATATACACAAATTGGTCGGATTGCTCAAACACACGGTGTATGCCCATGTGAGGGGTACTTGGTGTCGACCAACGGTTTATAATTTTGAATGGTGAACTTGACATGGATTCGATAGCAGACATTTCAGCAAAAGCTGGAACCCTATCATATTCGTCCCGAAAATACCGTAGTTTTCACTATACTTTAACACTGATTTAACAGTCGGACTAGACTATATCATAAACCTACTTTTTGGTGTAGGTTTCCTTGCTTTACTTTCTCTTACGAGATTTTCTTATCTGGTTTTCACTAGTACCATTTTACTAGTTATCCAGAAATTTAGTCGTTAGGCTTTTACAGTGCGTTGCACTGATTTAGCACGGGATTAACTCTGTCCATATAGGATTTAGTCTCTCTTATCAGCTTATTGGTTATTCAGCTATGCCCGTTTAACAAGGTTTTCTATAGAAATTACTTCCTATAGCCACTATAACTCAAAATGGCTAAATAGTCTATATCAATCTAAGAAACCCTCACTTTCGTGATATTTAATAGGGACTAGACTATATCATACCCCTCCTATTCGGTGGAGGGGTCTCTCCGTTACTTCCTACAAAACTTTAGTTAATCTTATATTTTTGCTCTTTATTTAAAACAATTCCTTGTACTGCCATTTTTAGCTCGTTATTTAAAACATAATAAGGTATACGATACAAATCTGTAGACAGTGTTTGGAAAAACTTATTGGTTTGGTCATCCTTCTGTTTTACTTTAGTTAGATAATCCATACCACCCCAAAGCTCCGTAGGTTCATAGTGCTGTCTACCATCGTACTCAATGACAATATCAAGCTCTGGTAAATAGAAGTCTAATCTACGGACACCTACGTTAGGTATGTCAAACGTTTTTTCTTGCTCGTACTTTACACCTAGTTCATCAAGCATATAGGCAATCATTTCTTCCCCACCGCTCTCCTTACAATGTTTACAACCGTAACCACGCATAAACGCATTGTATTGAACATCCAGTTTGTTCCCACACTTTTCATGAGTAATATTAACAAACATATGATGGTTTTTCATATACACTTTGTTTAAAGTAAAGTTAGGTCTATTTTCTCTCATATAGTCTAGAACATCTTCCTCAGTGTGTCGGTAGATATTTGAGCAGTACTGACAACCGGATGTTCCTGTTTTTACAATCCGAGATAAATTTTGTAGGGACGTGTGTACAGTTTTTCCACAAGGGATATGGATAAAATCAGTAGAATACTTTATTAACTCAGGGTACTCTACAATTTCAAATGTCTTATCAAGACCAAGTTCTTTAAATCGCTTATCAAACTTGTCTTTAACACTTGCTCTATGTCGAGCACGTTTATCTTCTTCCATACACATTTGACATGGTATCTTTTGAGCGCCAATAGAGTGTGGTATCTTATTAAATCGGTACCCACAAGTTAAACATTCAAAGTCGGCATGAGTTCGAGCATTCACATATTCAGAAACTAATCTGACATGTTTACGCTCCATTGTTTTAATAAAAGATTCTGGTATTTTTTTCATAGTAATAGTTTGTGTAGGTTTTCTTATCTAGTTCTCACTAATCCCATTTGATTAGCTACCTAGAAATTTAGTCGTTACACTTTCCTCCTTAATTTGATAAATTAACTATAACATAAATATTATTTAGTGTCAATACCTATGTAGTCAATTGTTTTAAAGAGGTTTAGCACGGGATTAACACTATCCTAAAACTAGGACTTAGTCTCTCTTATCAGCTTATTGGTTATTCAGCTATGCCCGTTTAGAAGAGTTTTTCGACACTAATCACTTAGTGAAGGGGCATTGTAAGTCTACCCTCTACTGCGCCCGGTTTAGAACTAGAACGAAAATATAAATAACTATCACGTATTTTCTTTGCTTTCAATGAATCTAGTTCTGGGTCGGCTATTGTCTTGTAGTACCCTTTTTCTAATAACGGATTTAGCCGTGTTTGTACGAACTTCAACATCTGCTCGTTGGTAGGAAATGTATAAAGTGCTTTAACTGCACTGTGACTGTACGTGTCTACAAAGTGTAATAACTTTCCTACACCAATTTCACTTAACCCGAGCTGACGCGACTTAATTACGGCTAAATTCTTGTGTGTGTCATTTAATACTTGTACTTGCCCATTGAGTGTACCCTCGGTTTCCCGATATTTATTAGGGGACTAGACTATATCATCAACCTATCTTTTGGTTTAGGTTGCTCTACGTTACTTTCTCTTACGAGATTTTCTTATCTAGTTCTCACTAATCCCATTTGATTAGTTACCTAGAAATTTAGTCGTTAGAGTTTCAAATAAGAACAGTTAGTTATATTTATATGTTTAATAGCAGAACTCCCAACCTTTATAACTTTGTTGCTTTCCTGACAGGCATCTCCTTATACCATTTCTATCTAGTTGAGTGTCTCTTGCACACTCGTTTTGACTTAGGTATGTTTTCCTAACACCTGTTGGGGAAGTAGCAGTGAACTTAGTCATATGGCTAGGCTGATATTTATTATTGACTTCCTTAGATATCCATATGCAGGTTTCGGTGGAATACTTTTTAGCCCCTTTAATGTCTTTGTCTAGTTGAAGCTCTCCTGCGTAGAACCTACTCTCATCCCAACCGTCAATATCACTAATGTCTTCTAAGGAATAGTCGAAGCAGTGCCACCTAGCGTCTATGGTAACATCTTTGTAAGCATTAGCTCGAATATGCTTGGCATCATAACACCGCTTTAGCATACCTTGCCAGACACTAAAAGCTCTGCTATCAGTTCTGTAATTTGTCTCTATAAAATAACCCTTATTATAATAGCTAATGTTAAACACCCCCTTATTAGCTATTATATCATTTAACTATGGTTTTGTTAAGTACTGCTCTTATTTGTTTACTACGGTAGGTTAACTCTGTCCTTGCATATTAGGATTTAGTCTTTCTTACCAGTATATTCTTTGTATATGCATTATTTTACTATGCCCGTTTAGTAGAGTTTATAGACCACAGCATTTTTATGGTCGGTGACTTTGCCGCTTAGTTTGGTCACGGTCGGAAATAACAAAGGTAATCGGGTGATTACGTATGGTGTGATTTCTCAACAAGTACGTGGAAGTTTGGGTCATATCTAGCAAGTAGCTAAGCTGTTCAGTTGAAATTCTTTCGGTACCGAACATTTGCCTAGACATACCAGCTAAGTGATTTCCATCTACCATAATTTAAAACGTCCCTTCATTCTGTTGGTTCATTACTTTTTCTTTTTCGGTTAACATGGCATGAACTTCTTTGTCTGTAAGACTAGCCAAGTCTGCTAAATCAACCAGTTCCTTATCTTCTTCCCCATCATTCACAATTTCTGTGGGTAGATAATCAGAAATAACATTACGCTCACCGGGAGACAAAGCTGGCAATGTACCAGTACCCTCACCAGATAGGCTATTAATATTATTTATGTCCGTATATATTTGAAACAGCCGGCTTAAATCGGTTACTGAATCAACCTTAACCGCACCGGTAGACACATCTTGCATAAATGTATCAATCAGTTTTAAGGAAGCGTTGTTAAAAGTATCTCTTAACTTTTCTTCCGAAGACTTCGATTCCTCCTTTTTAACATTTCTTCTAATGTTATCTGAAATAGACAAGTTTATCCTCCTCCTTGCTTGTGTTGAGCATAACAACTTTTAGAATCTTTGCATAAACTCAACGATAAATTTTTACCTAAAGATAACACATAATGGTCTCTAATGGATTTAGTCTCATACTTATTGTAAGGGATTCCACCTTTAGAGAACCCTTGGACAACTCGTGTTTCTGTTAGTGGTCGTTGACAGACCACACATACCCTTGTGCCTTCTGTAATGCGCTTATCGCCTTTTTTAACGATACGTTTAGTCACAGATTTCTTTAACAAGTAAGCTCGTTCTTTACGAATCGTTTCCTTGTCTTTCTGCTTAATCGGGACGTGTTTCAAGTGAATATCAACTCCTTAATATAATTTAGCAAATGCTGAAACTAATAAGAATCTATAATATATTATAGAAGGATAACTGAAGGAGAGGGTGTTTGCTTATTCTACAATGGCTGATTATTACCCTAAGTGCTTGCTTTATTCAACTCGTTTCACATTTGTTTCTATATAAACTACTGGAATCCTTTATATTAGGAGAGCTTATCATGCAAAAAAAGATAGAATTGCTAACCGCATTTGTCGAGGTCGTTTTCCTATCTGCTGGCAATGTGTGTTTAATTATTCTCCACCAAGGAATAATTCTTGTGTTTTTAGCTATCCTTATCCTAGTTGTTTTGGCGCAACAGTTATTGGGAGGTGATAAGAATGGCAAAAACGAAACAAATGTACTATAGAGATTATGTTAAAACAGAGTTTATTGATATGTTGGCAAAGTTTTTAGATGGTCGACCTAGATACCACGAGTACATAGTAGATAGGTGTTGTCTAACCGCAACATTGGTAGGGTTCTCCTACCACTATTATACCATGAAAGACGGGGACGGCATTGCCTACAAGCGCTTAGAGTTAGGCAAGTATGGTACAATAGAGTTTAAGTTACTAGAGAATTTCAATGAGTATTACGTCATTACTACCCCTAATTATGAGTCTATCTTAAAGGAAATTATCACAGCTTTCCCAACGGTTTCTATTAAAATATCTTTAGAAGATATATAGGAGGTAGAACATGGAATTACAATTACAAGAAGTGATTACCAAGTTACAAAACTTGGAAGAAAAAATTAAAACGGGTGAAGCTGAAACCAAAGAAAGCGTTAAAGAGCTTAATGAAACAATGAATGACTTACAACGGTGGGTTGTAGCATTAGATAAAGACGTTGCGATTCAAGAAGAAAAACGTAGGCACCTAATTTTACAAATAAGTCAATTAGAAGCGCAAGCGGCTGAAATAGAAAAGTCCCAATCCGAGGGCGTAAGCAAGAGGAATGCCTTTGCAGAACAAGTGGTCTTATTGTTAATAGGAAGTGCTATAGGGGCTATAGCAAGCTATGTGACGGCTAAATAAAGGAGAAGTGTTATGAGTTTATATGATGTTAAAAAAGAAGCTGTAGTAGTAATCGAGGATAAGTATTATGTGTTCCCAATGAGGATGGCTGGCACTGCTTTATCAGCAGAATCAGTATTAAACTCATCAATCGTAGATGAGGGTGGCGTGTTACCAGTATTGATTACGCATACTGATAAGGACAGACGTAGTGAAATCCACTATGTAGTGTCACGAAATATTCAAAGTATTACCGCAAGTGTTGTTGACGTACCAGCTGATATTATAGCTTTACAGACTGTACCAGATGGTGAAACGACAGAAGCGAAAGAGATTCGAGAAGCGCAAATTAAAGATTATTTCGAGAGAGCCTAACCGGTTCTCTTTTTTTTTACATTTTAGTGTTGACAATTCAAAAAACACATGATATTATAGATGAGTAAACAAAACTAAGGAGGAAACAAAATGAGCACAACAGAAGTAATGAGCATTCAAAAAGGGTTAAATACCTTAAAAGTATTAGACGATCGAATTTCTCGTAAGATTTAACTGTTTACACAAAGATTAAAGTAGCACAAGGCTGTGTAGTCAGCACAGTAAGCCGAATTAGTTCAGTTGGTAGAACGCTTGATTTGTAACCAAGAGGTCGGAGGTTCAACCCCTTCATTCGGCATTCACACTTCTTTAGCTTAATGGTAAAGCACCCGGTTTATGCCCGGCATATGTCCCCAGATTAGGGAGTAATGTAGGTTCAAGTCCTACAAGAAGTATAGTAAGCACGGCTGTAAGGCGCTGTATCAGTGCTCGAGCTAGAAAGGCTATCCAACCTAAATCTAGTGCTTACTAACTATTACTATAGCTTAACGGATAAAGCAATCGCCTTCTAAGCGATAAATCTGTGTTCAATTCACAGTAGTAATGTCAAGTGCTTACTTATGTTATGCTCAATATAAGTGAGTCACTACAGGTTTATGAAGCTGATGTCTATCAGAAACGGTTGACCTTTTAGTAAAACGAACCGTTAACACAACAACGTAGCTTATAGTTCAATTGCAGAACGACACACGGATAATTTCTTAATATGTTTCTCATATTTTTTCCTTTTATATTAAAGTAATACTAGAACCGTAGGGACTACGGGGATAGCCTAATCAATATAGATAACCTCTGGAGCTATAAAAAATAGCTCTAAGTCAGTCTAGTTCTTAGGAATCCCCACCTTCAATTTTCTTTGAAAATAAGGTGGGGTAGTTCAATTGATTACTTACACTTCCGTTTTGTTTCTATTTTCCACCGTGTGTAGATGGTACCTTGCGATAGGTGCCTAAGCTGTTTTTGGTGACCAAATACACCAAAAACCAAAAAGTTCTTTCATAGGACACCTCCTTAGATAATGAGGTTCTTTAGTTACTGGTGTAACGAATTTAGTTTCTTGGCATGGAGATTAAAGGACTTGGTTCGATTCCAAGTAAAGAAATTGGTTGTTTAGTGTTACTGTAATCGAAACTAGTTACTCAAATAGCTAGTTTCATGATAGATTGTAGTGATAGGGAACAACTAAATATTTATTTAATAAACGATAACTGAATAGCAAAAAAATGTAAACCGTGTAGGGTTGAAACTATCTACGGTTTATTTTTTTTGTGTTATTTATTTCTATATTATGTAATGAGATTGGGTCGTGAAACCTAGTAAAATATGGTATAATGTAGTAAAGGGGTTGGTCATGAAATGCTAAACATGATTGTGGCTGTAGACACAGCCGGTGCTATTGGATATAAAAATGAGTTATTGTTCCATTCAAAAGAAGATATGCAACACTTTAAACGAACTACACTAAATCGTACAGTCGTAATGGGAGTGAATACGGCAAAGTCATTGCCTAAATTCCCCTTACCAAAAAGAAAAAATATAGTATATGGTAGAAAGCCTGTAGAAGGCGCTTATGCAGAGTACGCCATGTATAAAGAAGATATTATTAAATTAGCTAAAAAGGAAGAAGTTTATATTATAGGGGGCGGACAAACGTATCGTGCCTTTATGAAGTATGCGGACGGCTTAATTGTAACCATATTCAAAGATAAAGCAGAACAAGCAGATACTTATTTTCCGGAAATAGACCATTCCTTATTCAAATGGATAGATACATTACCACTGAAAGATAACAAAGGAGAGATTCATACTTTTATCAGGAGATGATGGCATGAGTAGAAGTTACAGAAAGCACCCTTGCAATAAGAAATTGTATTCCTTTGGCAAGAGTTATAAAGAAGACAGAGTGCTGGGTGAACGACAATATAGACGTAAACTAAATCAAGGGTGTTTTGATGAGTTACCACCACAACGAAAAGATTATAGACGGGTTGGCTATGACTTGTGTTGGCAAAATGACGTTGTGAAGAGTTACTGGATAGGTTTGATAAATGACGAGCCAGCAAGCAAATATAGTAAATTAACGAACCGAGAAACATTTTTTAAATATTATTACAGAAAGTAGTTGACTTAACACTATTAATTCTGTATACTAAGGGTATAACAAATAAGGGAGTTGTTCAAATGGAAAAGAAGAACATGAAACGTAAAGTAGCAATCGGGGCAATCGCATTATCATTAGTTGGGGGCGGTACTGGATTAGGTGTATTAGCTGGTTCGGGTAATGACGACCCAATTACAAATGTACAAGTTTCACGGAATAATTTTGATACAGTCGTAGACGCTTATAAACAAGCTTTGACTGACCAAGCAACAGCCACAACAGATAAAGAAAATGCGATTAAAGCGCAAACAAAAGCTGAATCAGACTTGGCACAAAAAGAACAAGAGCTTACTGAATTAGGTCACCAAGTAAATGACTTGCAAAATAAATTAGCACAAGCAGAAGACAATACACAAGATGAAGCTACTATCCAATCATTGCGTGATAACATTCAACAATTACAAGACCAAATGGGTGAAAAAGACCAAGAGATTAATGCGTTGAAAGACCAAATTAATCAATTAACTGCGCAATTAAATCAAGCTAAAACAGATTTAACAAATGCTCAAGAAGAAGCACAAAAGAGAGAAGAAGAAATTCAAAACTCTAACGCAACCGATAAAGCAAAGTATGACGCATTAGCAGACGCAGTGAAAGTATTGCGTGACCATACCGACCAAGTAGTTGCTAATCTAGGTTTAAATTAATAGCCTTTTGTGGTATAATAGAATAAGAGGGAACAAGTCCAGAACATTCTTTCTGGGCTTTCTTTCTGTCCGAGGGAGGAAACTATGCGTAAAGCAGATAGAGTTTTTAAAGAGAATTTACTTGCCATCTCTAATGAACATAATGAAACCATTAACAGCAGACCAAACTATGCAGATGGTTCCAGTGCAGAATCACACTATGTGACAGACGTATTTGAAAAATATGATTTAGCCAAAGGAGAAATTCCAATCACCTTAGCTAGAAAAATACCAATTAAATCAGCTATTCAAGAACTATTAGTTATTTACCAAGATAAATCCAATAAACTAGTAGATTTCGAGAAGCGTGGCATTACTTGGTGGAAGCCGTGGGAAGTAAAGGGTACTGGCACTATCGGTGAAGTTTATGGCAAAACGGTTGCCAACTATGATATTATAGATAACATATTACATGCTTTAGTGCAGAAGCCACACAGTCGCAGACATATTATAAACCTATGGCAGTACAAAGATTTAGAGAAGCCACATGGTTTAGTACCTTGCGCTTATAGTATGGCATTTGATGTACGCTATAATAAACAGACCGGACGATACCTATTAGACGCTTCTCTTACTATGCGTTCATCTGATTACTTAGTGGCTGGTCACATTAACATGATACAATATGTGGCGTTACAACTTATGGTAGCTAAACATTGCGGTTATGACGTAGGGACGTTCTCACGCCACACTACGAACCTACATGTGTACTCTAATCAAGTAGAACAAATGAGTAGTGTTCTCTTACGGTTAGACGCAGATAGAGTAAAGAATGCTAAAGATGGAGAAGTAAAATTCTATTTAGACGTTCCGGATAAAACATCATTCTATGATATAAAAGCCAGTGACTTTAAGTTAACAGGCTATGAACCCACAACCCCACAAATTAAGTTCCCTGATTTAGCAATTTAGCCTATACATTCAGGATAAACCCTGTTATAATAAAAACAGTTATTAAGAGAGGAAGATTTTTAATGAAAAAGTTTTACGCTATCTTAGAGGGTAAAGAATCACATAAAGAAACCTATACTACCCGTAATCGTGTTGGTAAAGAGGTTACTAAGACAAAGAAAGTATCTGTAGGAAAAAGCTATAATGTTCCTTTAGAAGACGCTACAACACGTAGTGAAGCTGTACAAGACGCTACACGTAAAGCATTAAACATTGGCGCTTCTGTTTCTTTTGTCGGAAGCTACAATTAAGCACTTCTCCGAAATGAGACTAAACTATTAAATAACTAATTTAAGGTGGGCGCCTAAAAAAAATAATGAAACTTTTTGGATAATCTTTTTTCTAGTTGCAACGTCCACCTTTTATTAAATATAGAGTTAGAAAGAAGTTTTGTATTTGACAACAGCAACAACAGCATTAGCTACTAAGGTGGCTAAAAGAGATGGTCGGACTGTTAAGTTTACAAACAACCGTATCAAAAAATCTATTAGAAAAGCTTGTTTTGATGTTTCTTTAGGGGATAAAGAAACTAAGGAATTAGTAGAACGGGTAACAGAAACGCTTACCCCTCATATTAGCCAAAGACAAGAAATTTCAGTAGAAACCATTGAAGATTTAGTGGTAGAACAGTTAGAAGTGCTTGGTGCAAAAGATGTAGCAGAATCTTATCGTGTGTATCGTATGCAACGAACTATTGAAAGAGAACAACAAACAGATGTTACTCATGCAATAGGGAAATTAATTGCTAGGGATAAAACGGTAATCAATGAAAATGCCAACAAGGACGCTAACACTATTCCGGCTAACCGTGATTTAACAGCAGGCGTAGTAGCAAAAGCAGAGGGGCTTAAAATGTTACCAAAACGTGTAGCGAATGCTCATTTAAAAGGGGATATTCACTTCCATGATTTAACCAACAGCCCTTATGATGTTAGTACCAATTGTTGCTTAATTGATTTTAAGACCATGTTATCTAACGGGTTTAAGATGGGCAATGCTCAAATTGAATCACCAAAATCTATACAAACTGCCACAACAGTAGCTTCGCAAATTATTGCCAATGTAGCCAGTCAACAATTTGGTTAGGACACTTGCCGTTTTCATAGGTAACTATGATTATTATTACCGAGGTAACAACAGGAAGGCTGTAAAATGCTAACCCGAAGGGAAGGTTAAAAATAACATTTTAACCACATGCAACGCATAGATTTTGAAACTGGTTTAACCAGAATATAGTAAATCCAAGAGACCACGGCACCCTAGATAATAGGGTGAAAAGATATGCTAAACTGGGTATGAAAGAACATACCAATGAAAATGAAGGAAACTTCCAGAGCTATAGATAATAACCTATAGGATAATAACAATTTGGGGTGCTCATTTGACCGCATAGACGAGGTGCTAGCCCCGTATGCAGAAATGAACTACAAAAAGCATTTAAGTGAAGCTAAGCAATATGTATTTCCAGAAATGCAAGAACAGTACGCAAAGAACAAAACTAAGAAAGATATTTATGACGCTTTCCAAAGTCTTGAGTGAGCATTCACGCCCAAGTAAAACTTATCTAAACAGGGAAACTCTTAATAAGACAATCCTGTACAAAGTATATTTTTTAATATATGCGTGCAACGACTATCGAAAACAGAAACTAATATTACAGGTATTAGTGGAGAAGTGAGTAGAGTACAATTCAAGTGAATTGGAAAAGGTGAGGTTCTGTAAGTAACGATACAGAATATGATATAGTCTGAACTATATGGTGACATATAGAAGGTACAATCTAACGAATTGTATCGTAACATAATGATGAAGTAAATACTTTGTATACCGCTAACGGTTAAGTTTGGCTGTTATAAAACTATGTGAACCTATATTTGTAGGGTGTTTACTTAACGGTTAAGGAACTATAGGAAATGATAGTTAGTAAGTAAACTAACAGGGGAAGCTAAGGCAGTAGCTATGCTAATCCTGTGCTAAGCCTTAATAAAGGAAAGTGCAACGACTATCGAAAGCAGAAATCAATAAGAAAATTATTGGTAGGTAAGTGAGTAGAGTACAGATTAAGTGTGAATCTTAACTGGAAGCGCATAGAGAATGAAATGAGTGAATCAAAACTAATTTGAACTTGTTTTGTTTTAAGATATAGTCTGGATTTATGGAAACATAAAGAGGTGCTACAAACACCGTTTACCACGATTGCCGGTTTCTTAGGCACTAACTGGTTCGAGAGAGAAATACAAAAAGCAATTCTTAATGTTAGATTAGTTGGACTTGGAGCTGACAAAAAGACAGCAATATTCCCTAAGATACTGTTCACCCTTAAAAAAGGTGTAAACTTTTCAGCAGAAGACCCTAACTATGATATTAAGCAATTAGCAATGAAATGTTCACAAGCAAGAATTTACCCTAAGCAACGTTGGGGCTTTATTAAGTAATTAATAAGTGATAATGTGGTGAACCTAGTTAAAGGGTGTCCTTAATAAGGGCTAACGGGCATAGCTGAATAACCAATAGGCTGATAAGAGAACCTAAGTCCTACATGGATAGTGGCAATCCCGTGCCAAGACTACTAATAAACATACATTTAATTTTAAACATAGGGAGTTGATTACACATGGAAAAAGATGAGTTATTACAGCTAGCAATAGACGGGTACCTCAAGGAGGTAGAAACTATTACTTACATTGAATGCCCTGTCTGTCATGCAAAACTTACCTATAAATGGAAAAGTTCCCTACGCAATATTAAAAGTATACATGGAGCTAACTGCAGCAAATACTACCAGAACCAAGTAACTAAGGAGTTAGGCGAGCAAGCTTGTAAGAAATTCTCAAGCACATACCGTCATGCAAAAGAACGTTGTACAAATAAAAACTCTAAAGATTATTACTGTTATAAAGGGAAGTGGGGATTTACTGATTATGTAGATTATCACTTTTGTTGCTATAGCAGTTTTAGGGACGCTTGGTTACGGAAAATAGAAAATATTTCTATTGATAGGATAGACGGGAATTTAGGCTATGAAAAGGATAATGTTAGGTTTATATCTATGGGGGATAATTTAAGAAACAAGGATAGAATAAAACCAGTTATGGCTTTAAACATAGAAACTAATGAATGTCTTACAGCTAACAGTTTAGCTTCTCTTGTAAATAGTAATAGTACCACTTTTAAGTCGTTAAGTGCTATGCACCACCATCTTAAGAACGGTGGATTATACAAGAAAAAATGGAAAGTGGTTTATCAGTAGTAAGGTGTATCGACTAAATTGTGCATATGCACTAAGACCTACGAGATTAACACGTAGGGTAGCGCCACACACCCAAGAAATATTGGGTGATGATATAGTCAGGTTAAGTAGAAATGCTTAAAGAATAACGGACGTATTAAATTATGATAAACTTGTGGAAATTACTGGCTCATATAAAGCCAGCATGGGTTGCAGAAGTTTTTTAAACAAATGGGTCAATGAACATGGAGAAGAAGTTCATGCTGGTCGTATGAATTTGGGTGTTATTTCATTAAACACACCAAGAATTGGGATTGAATCAGAAGGAAATGTTGAAACTTTCTGGGAACTTTTCAATGAACGATTAGACATTGTTCATGAGGGGCTACAATTCCGAATTAAACGTTGTAAGGAAGCGCAACCTAAGAATGCACCAATGCTTTATAAACAAGGTGCATTCGGTCATTACCTTACAGATGAGGATACAGTAGACCAACTGTTCGACAATGAACGAGCTACCGTTTCTATCGGCTATATTGGCTTATATGAAACAATGACAGCTTTGTTCGGTAATCCTAATTGGGAAACCAATAAAGATATTTATGCTTTTTCTATCGAAGTAGTGAGACGTATTGCTGAAAAAGCTGAAAAATGGTCTAAAGAAGAAGAAATCCATTATTCATTGTATGCCACACCAAGTGAATCAATGACTGACCGGTTCTGTAGATTAGATACCGCTAAGTTCGGTATTATCAAAGACATTACAGACAAAGGTTTTTATGTGAACTCATTCCATTTAGACACACGAAAAGATTGGTCTCCAATGGATAAGATTGATTTTGAATCACCTTACCCTAAATACTCTAATGGTGGGTTTATTCACTATGTAGAAGCAGTTATTCCTAAGCACAATCTGAAAGCTATGGAACAACTTTGGGACTACTCGTACGACAAACTAGGATATTTTGGTGTTAATACGCCAATAGATAAATGTTTGAAATGTGGTTTCGAGGGAGACTTTCACGCTACCGAGGACGGCTACGAATGTCCAGAGTGTGGGAATAATGACCCAGAAACCTGTGATGTTGTAAAACGACTTTGTGGGTTAACTTAAAGGCTCACATTAAACTGTATAAATTGACGGGGACTACCTTAGAGCTTTTACTACTAACTTACTGTGGTGACACAGGCAAGGGCTAGCATAATTAACTAGGTATAGTAAAAAAGTAAAAGATTGGTAAATCCGCAACGAAACTTCACTACCGTCACATGTTAGTGAAGGACGCTCAACGACTATAATTACGGATGAGGTTAGTCAAACCTCATAAGGTATAGTCTACTCCCCTAATAAATATCGGGAAACCGAGGGTACTAAGGATTTAGGACAACCACAATTACGCCCCGAAGTTAAGGGAAGACGTAAAGAAATAATGAGTCGGGTTAAACACCAACAATAACACTTTACAATACCCTTGTGATTTGGTATAATGTCTATATCAAGTCACAAGGGTTATTTATTATAAGGAGGAATTTACATGATAGAAACACCAAAAGCTAGATTAATGAGTACGTTCGACAAGGCAATAGAGGATAACGTAGCGGTAGTGGTGGTCATTCGTACACCAGATGATACAGTTTATCCAGAAATTATTATTCACCGACCATATAGCATTCCCGTAAAGAAAGCTTTTTACAACAAAGCTTATACAGATGAGTGTGTTCATGTTATGAATGATAAAGTGCTTATTACAAATGCTTTACTAGTTGGTGATGATGTTACTTTAAGAGAACTGTATGCCGCACTTAGCTTTGCCACAGATGAAGGACACACTTTAAATGAAGAGTAGTGCATGGTCAGCAGAAAAGTTATCGAAGCAATACATTTCCGATTATAAGTTTCCTACTACGGTAGACGGTGAAGGGATTAGAGGTTCCATTTATGTTTCTGGGTGCTTGTTTAACTGCGAAGGGTGTTATAATAAGAAGGTACAGAACTTTAAAAATGGTATGCCTTATTCAGACGCTATTCAGGAACAAATACTAGCCGATATGGAGAAACCTTTCGTAGATGGCATTACCTTACTAGGCGGAGAGCCATTCTTAAATACACAAGTCTTAACGCCTTTGGTAGAAGAAGTCAAACGATTAGGAAAAAGTGTGTGGGCATGGACGGGCTATACGTGGGAAGAACTCATGGATTCAGCTACTACACGAGATAAATTACACTTGTTACAGCAAGTAGATGTGTTAGTAGATGGTCGATTCGATAAAACAAAGTATAATAATAAACTTGTTTTTAGGGGGTCGTGGAATCAGCGTATAATTGACGTACCAGCCAGTCTAACTAAAAAAGACCTAGTTCTATGGCGTAATGGAGAATACCTCTTAAACGAGCTGAGAGAGCCAATGAAGGTGCATACAGTAGGGGAGTAACTATGGAAGAACGTAAAGAGAACTTAATTAATGCAATGAAGCGTGAACAAATAGGTGAGATTAAGGTACGGTCGATTAATAAACTAATCAGTACGCTCACTGACAAAGGGAGCGTAAGTGATGGGAGTCATACATTCAGTGAGTTGTATTATCACAGATTAGTATTGTTTTCAGTCATTTGCCAAAGTCACCCTGAACTAGCGTGGAAATCTAAACAACATGATGATGGCACTATGTTTGACGACTACTTTGTGGTAGGGGTTAAAACACCTTTAGGAGACTACTCTTATCATTATGAACTAAAATATTGGGATATGTTTGCGGTACCAGAATTAGACAAAGCACCTGTCTGGGACGGTCATACACCGGCAGATGTAACCCGACTGCTTAGCTTAATGTAGGGGGAGTTCTATGATGATACTTGTAAGTTTAATCACTATCATTTTCCAGATTATGCTAGTAACCTACTTATGGACTACCATGGTAGGTTATATAAGATTTCTTAAGGAAATTTCAATAGCGGAGAAGATTGCCGGATTTATAGTCATGGTCACTGCTTCTACCACTATATTTAACGGCTTTCATTTAGCCCCTTCTATCTGCTCATTAATCTTAATTGTTTTATTCTGGAATAAAGCTTTGATGAACTTGGTAAACGCAAAGGAGAGATAAGTTTGTATACGCTTGGACAAAAACAAAAGAACGGTAGCACAAAAATAAAAAGATACAGAAGGAAAAGCCTATACAGCTTTGATACTTTAGAAGAAGTGACCACTTTTATTAAGGAAAAGAACTTGGAAGAAAGCATTGTTCCTTTAGAGATTTTAGCTGGCACTGTACGAGAACTATTCTTAGCTGAATCAGACCCAGAAGCTTTCCACTTTGGGTACAATGTAATTGAGTTGATTGCTAGTAATGCTAATCGTGCGGTTATTTATGACAGCCCCGACTATAAAGTGGCTTTATCAGTAGATATGGAAAACTATTCATTGCATTGTTTTAATGAGTATGATACCACCTATGAAGATGAATCAGGAACAGAATTAGCTGAACACGTACAATCGTACCGTAGAATAGATATATTGGACTTGTTCGGAGTGTATCAACAAAGTAGGTTAAACGGATTACCACTAGTACGTGAATCAGAACTTCTTGACTTAATAGACGATTATGATTGTACTGATTTGTCAGAACATAACATTTGTTATGAGGGAGAACAGTTCCGTGCTATGCTTAATAAGGTGTATCTTAACAAGCAAAATTCATAAAATCTTCACACAAATTAACTCAACGTTGCAAGGCGTTAGGCTATATTATAATTAGAAACCAAGAGAGGGAGTTTTTTATTTGGCAGATACTGAAACGACAACACCTGTAGAAGAATCTACAGAAGCAACGCCTGTTACCCCAGAAGAAACGGGTACAGAATCAGAAGTCACCACAGCACCAGAATCAACATCAGAAGTAGAACCAGAAGTTACACCGGAATCGGAAGCAGAAACACCAGAGGTTACGGAACCTGTAACAGAACATACTACAGAAGAAACACCAGTTGAAACACCAGTTGAAACACCAGTTGAAACACCAGTTGAAACACCAGTTGAAACACCGGCTGAATCAACTACAGAAGAACCAGTGGAATCAACAGTTGACCCTACTATTGTTGCTAATGCAACAGAGGTATTAACAAAAGTAGCAGAAGAAGCAGAAGCCAAAGCGCAAGCGGAAGAAGAAGCCAAAGCGCAAGCGGAAGAAGAAGCCAAAGCGCAAGCGGAAGAAGAAGCCAAAGCGCAAGCGGAAGAAGAAGCCAAAGCGCAAGCGGAAGAAGAAGCCAAGGCGGCAGAAACACCTGTTAAAACTACAGTAACAAAATACTATGTAGAAATCCGTTTAACTCGTGAAGGTGTGGATTATGTATTTGCTGATACCATTGGGAATACAGATATTCTAGCTACTCAAGACAAATTCGGTAAATTACTACGTGGATTTAGTACAGTATACGATACAAGACGTAATATTGTGAAGTTGTCACCTAATGGTGTAACAACATTGTACTACCGTTTAATTTCTGTAGAAGTAAACGCCTAAATCAAATTAATTTAACGTGTAACCACTAACTTGTTGACAGGCTAGTGGTTTTTTTTGTTACTATGAGTTTGTAAAAGAATAAGGGGGGGGGGGATTATATGAGCCAAGAAGAATTAGAACGGAAAGCAATAGAGGAGTTAAAACAAGAGAAAAAGGTAGAAGTTACTTATTGCGCAAAACGAGATTTAATTTTAACACAGATGATGATTGAGACTTATGCTTCTACACTAAAAGTGGAGCAACTGATTTCGCTAAATTGTTTAAAAAACTATTCTATAAAACCTATGATGATGAGGCTGTTCGTAAAGTAGCTAATCTGATTTGGAGAAAAAATGTTACTGTATTGTATGAGGTTATTTTACCAGATAGAGACCCTCATTTAGTGGATTATGACCATGACCAGTTACGGTTATTAGATGTAGTAGACAACAACTTAAACTTTAAACTGAATCAAAAAGTAAAAGACATTTTAGTAAACGATTGGGACTTTGAACAACAAGAACCAACCGTGCTTGCTGATAGCAAAGACCTATTGGCATTCATGATGATTTTACGCCAGGAAACTCGGTATTTTAATGCCGAGAGGAATGGCGTCCTTTCTATAATTTAGTGTAATTTAGTATTGACAAAATGCTCGATTTCTGCTATAATAGAAGTATCTTAAGTAGAAAGGGGCCCTTATGGAATCTGCAATTTCTTTAAAATTTAGACTATATCCAACACCAGAACAAAGCCGAGCCTTTTCAGACCTTTGTCAACGTTATGCCAACGCCTGTAATTTTGCAAGTCAATATGCCTTTGACAACGGAATGATTACTTCAGTCATTGACTTAAACAGAGGCATATACTTAAACCTTCGTCAAAAGTTTAACCTTAAAGCTCAGTTAGCACAGTCTGTTTCACGTACAGTTACTGCACGATATAAAACAATACGTAAACAAATGCAAAAGAATCCTTATGTTTGCAAGTACGAAGTGATACCTAAGAATCTTGATAAAACAAAGTCTAAAAATAAAAAGTTTAAAACAGTATACGTTAGTCGAAATTTAGACTGGTTACAAAAACCTGTACAATTCAATCGTCCACAAGCGGATTTAGTAAGAAACCGTGACTATAGTTTTGTAGAAAATTGCACTAAACTGTCAATTAATACATTAAACAAACGTGTAAAAGTAGATTTTAGTATTAAAGGTTTTGAACATTACCTTGACGATTATAAACTTGGTACAGCTAAGTTGGTTAAGTCTAATGGAAAATGGTTCTTGCATGTAGGCGCAACAAAAACCGTTGAAGACTTACCCGACGTTAAACACGTTGTGGGTATTGACCGTGGTTTACGCCAATTGATGGTCACCTATGATGAAGATGGACAGACCGCCTTTTATTCTGGACAAACCGCACGTCGTAAACGTGACCATTATTCAGCCTTAAGGGCTTCTCTGCAAAGACGTAATACCAAATCTTCCAGACGACGCTTGCGTCGTCTCGGTAACAAAGAGAACCGCTGGATGACAGATTATAATCATCAGTTATCAAAGACACTTTGTTCAAAATATGAAAATGATACGGTATTTGTTCTTGAAGACTTAAGTGGCGTTCAGTTCGCTGCAGACAACCAGTCGAAGCAACGTAAGTCTGATAATCATACCTGGGCATTCTATCAATTGGGACAGTTTCTTGCTTATAAAGCAATTCAAAATCGTTCTATGATATTGAAAGTAGACCCGGCATACACCAGTCAACGTTGTCCTAAATGCGAACGTATTGACAAAGAACAACGCGACCATAAGTTACATGAGTACCGTTGTGAATGTGGATACGTAAGTAACGATGACCGTTTGGCTGCAATGAACATTCAAATTTTAGGGCAGTACATTCTTGCACATCCAGAATTTAAAACACGGCCTTCGTATAAAACATTAACAGGCTTGGCATAAATGTCAACCTTATTGCCGGTGCAATCAACCACCGGGTCTAAGCAGCGGCTTAATACGCTATGACTTAGATGAGTAGCATCCTCGCATTAAACATTGATTAAGCCAAGGTTTAAGGTGTTAGAAGTGACTTCGTCATGCTTGACTAACATTTGAGTTGCAAACTCGGTACTTTAGTGCCGAGTAGTTGATAGACAAGGCAAGCAAAGAAACCAATACAGAGGGTTATGTGTTACGTGATGTCACTGGCTATATGGTGAAGTACAAAACACCAGAGTTCTTATTGCTTAAAGAGATACAAACGGCAATGGAGCATTGTGCAGGCATGAACGAACCATTAGCTACAGGTACACGGTACAGCATAGTCAACCTGATTAGAGCGATTAACATGCCTATGCCAGCTAGAAATAAGCGAGATGGGGTTAGTATTAGAAGATGGTTAGAACGTTCTCGTGGTAAGGATTGGTACAGCATAATAGCACCTAAAACTCTCGGTGAGAAGCTAGATTAATTTCTAGCTTTTTTTGTTTATTAGTGTTGACAATAGTGTGAACACATGGTAAGATGTACTCATGAAGCAAAGGGAGAGAACAAACATGACAATGACAGAAAATGATTTAGACTTTTTAGATGGATATAACGATTATGAAACCACAGATATATCCGAAGAATTAGATTTAGGTAATCCGAGAGCGTTGTTTTATGTACCGCTACCACGTACAAAGGACTATCGTAAAGTAACCATTACTGCTTATGAGCAAGGGGATTACGTGGCGGCATGGGAAAACTTACGTTGTAAAGAAGTAAACCAAGTATTATTCTCATCATTAGGTTATGGGGATTGGGAAGCGATTGTGTATGATGGTGATTTATCAATCAGCATGGAAAAATACATTGTGAAGAAACTAAATCAAATCGAGAAAGAGGGTTTACCAGAATGAGCAACGCATGGGTACCTTATTTTAAATATATTGACGAAGAAAAAGAAGAGCTTATTCCAGACAATCTAAGACATTTCTTAATAGAAGTAAATGCCACGGGCATAGAAGCAGGTCGAACAAAAGGTGATACTACTACTGTAGTATTCGCTGTTGTGGGCGAAGTAAACGTCACTTTCACTATTAGAGATGAAACACCTGATTTAGTAAATGTAAACGCAGAGGTATATGCCACATATGGTGTAGATTACTTGCGAACACTAAGATTGAATGTGATTCCTTTATTAGAGAATGCAGAAATAGACGGTTTACTTCACACGCTAGTAGATTTAAACAGCGAGAACGAATACTACTTAATCAAGACAAAGTTCCTTGACAAATGAGAGGTGGTTGGTATATAATAGCGAAAGATAAGAACAGTACCGTAAAGTCCCCGATACGCTTTGTAACAGCTGATAAGGCATATGCTTACTTAGACAAGTGGGGCTTGCGTGAAACACATAAAGTGAAGAAAGTATTCTAAGGAGGTCATGCTTGACTAACATTTGAGTTGCAAACTCGGTACTTTAGTGCCGAGTAGTTGATGAAAGCAAAAACAAATATTAGACGGTACGGACGGTTAATCCGCCATGAATCCGTCATTTTGGAGAGTGAGTTATGAAAGCTACAATAGTAGAAACCACCCAACCGTTGGAAACCGAACATAGCACTGCTTTATACATTGATAATGTCCTTTGTTATACCGCAACAGCCTTAACCGCACAAGAAGTGGCAGAATATGTACAACAAGTCGTAGAATCCATTACAAGTGCTTATAATAAGGGAGTAGAAGACCCCTTCTGTGACCTCACTATAAAGACTTTACCAAAAACGGAATCGGACTACACTATCAAATTATGACCTGTACCTGTAATCAGCCCTTATATGGAGGAGATAGAGTAAGAATCACTTACCTTGTCCATTACCCTAATCAGGACATAACACAACAAACCATTTTAACTTTCACTAAGGAACTAGAACAGTCCCCAGACATTGTTAAAATAGAAAAACTTCCCCTATGACGATTCAGTTGTAGGGCTTTTTAATGTAAAAAATTCCCAAAAATAAATGTGGGGAATAGTAGAGGGCGTATAGAAGAAAAGTTAATCAGAGAAATTACGGGGGAGGGGGAAGAGCAAGGAAGAAGAAGTATCAGTAAAGATAGCGTAAGGGGGGAGCACTTGAACGAATTAGTTAAGATTTAGTATAGGGTATATGAGCCATAGGAGGGGATTAGTATAGAAGGGCATAGAAGGGCATAGAAGGGGAGAGGCATAGCGGTGGTATAGTAGGGGAGTAGTGGTAGAGGTATAGACCAATTATAGGGGGCGTTTCATTTACCCAGAAAAATCAGGAAAATTTTACAATGAAAAATAGAAGCCCCAGAGTGTAGGTGCCCAAATAGAAAGCCCGGCATGTATCGGTCATAAAATAACGGGGTAGGGGTCATCCTCAAGTATAACATAGGATAGCCCCAATGTCAACCCCTAAAATGAAATTTAATAAAAAGGTTTCGGGGGTCGTGTCCTCCTTGCCTCCCTTGCCTAACGTTCTAACAAGTCGGATAAGGAAGCCTTACCTTCTAGTATATATCGGGCGTTTGTGGCTTGTGTGGTCGTCCCTCCGTACACGTACCCCGCTAAGTCCCTGTATAAGGTTGTTAGGTCGTCCACCCCGTTAAGGTCTTTTAATGCCTTGTAATAGCCATTAATACCATCGTGGGCTTGCAAGCCCGTGATAAGCTTTCTTTTAGCTAGTGATAACTGATTAAGAATGAATGTTTTGAACAGTTCATTTGAGTTTTGCATTTTTAGTACTTCCTTTTCTTATTTATAAACCTAGTATACACTAGTTTTTTAAGGTGTCCACCCTTTTGATTAAATAAATGCAATAATAACAAAACTTTCTAAAAGTTCCGCCCTCCTTGCCCTTGTGGTATTTCAATATCTGCAAACCCTTCCGAATCAAATCCCCATGCAACAGGTATATTAATATCCCACACGGTAACAAGTCCGCCCCCGTGTCGTCCTTGTGTGTGTCCCTTGTTCCTTACAAGACAAGTATACCATCCCCTTATTAGTATTGCAAGCACTAATTGCATGAAATACAAATTTTTTAATTTCTTTTTATCGATTGTAAGCTTCTCTAAGCTATCCTAATGTTTTATGTGTAATTATGTATGATTGTTCTTACAACGCCTTAAACGGGCTTACAATGACAATAGGGGCTATTTAAAGCTTGCGCTATCATCTTTATGGTACAAGTAGAAAAGTATGATAGCTAATAGTAGTAGTCCCGTGACCGTGGGAACGAACATATAATATAACAGCCAACTCACTAGAATGACTGGTAAATATAGGCACACTACTAGTTTAAATAACTTTAGAAAATGACTGAAGGACTTAAAGCACCCTAGTACTGCCATGATTGCTAGGACTGCTGAAACTATTGTTATATAAAAGCAGGTGACTGTTACTAGCATAATAACAACCAGCCCAATGAAATTTTCATGATAAACTACATCCCCTCTGTTAAGATCTCTAAGGCGTTGTAAGCTACTCTAGTATAATTATTCCAATAGTGGCTTAGAATAGCTTACGTGACCGTTTAGAGGTACTGCAAGCTATAATGCAATGATTGTGTATCCTTGACTGTCCAACTGAATATCTAATCCGTTATTTTCGTCCTTACTGCATAGGTAGCCTACTACTTGTCCCTTACTATTGATTACCTTACACGTTGAGTAGTTATTCTTCTTAATTGCCATGTTATTTTTCCACCTTTTACTAGTTTTTGTATAGGGGCGGTACTCGTTCACCGTTTAGGCTTAACCCTCACCCTCACCCCCTTACATTTATTATTATAGATCCTTTAACTTAGTAAGTCAACTACTTATTTAAAAGAATTTGTTCTTCTAAAAACTTTTCTGTTTCGGTAACTTTAGCTTCATTATCTGTCATAGTAATTTCTAAGCCACTTGACCATTCGTTCAAATATGTTTCTTGAATGATAATGAACTTACGAGGTTTAGCTTTCCCGATCTTAATGCGGTCAGTCCCATAAATAATGTAATTGTTTACTAATCTACCCTCATACGTTTCTACCCAACAGTTCAAGTTTTCAGCAAAGTCCTCCCAACATTTCAAGTTTTCAGCAAAGTCCACCAAACAGTTCAAGTTTTCAGCAAAGTCCACTAGTCTATTCACTGTTTCTAAGTCTGCATTGATTTTGTAATCTCTCATGATAAATTCCACCTTTAGTTTTATTTGTTGTTTCCTTATCTCTCTTACAAACCTAGTATAAGCTCTTTGAGCGAATAAGTCAACTACTATTTAAAAAGAATTTAAAAATAATAAATAAATATTTATGGTTGTAATTGGTACCCTAGTATGGTATACTTAATTTATAAAGAGGTGGGAAACCAGATGGCACACCGAACCACGGCTATAATGTAAGCGCTTACATTTAGGTGTTACTTCCTTGTTTGACCCGAACTGATTTAAAAAAAAGCCCGTGAATTTTATGAGAATTTTTTAATTTACTTCACCTTCCTTTCTAATTTTACTGACCTCACTATCCACCTTTCCCTTATAAGTTAAGTATAGCAAAGGTGGGCTAGTAAGTCAATAACTTTTATTAAGTTTTTTTACTAATTTATTTCATGTTTGCAATGTGGTTTATATTGCCTTTATACAAGAAACAATTTTCATCATTATAGGCGTTATATGGTAGCGTGTTAGGCGTCCCGCTTGCTGTTCCTTGTGCTGTTAGTGTTCCCGCTTCCTTGTTGTTACTGATAATAATTTCAATATAGCCAAACATTTCCGATTGAATGACGTCCCCAGCTGTCAGTATGTTAATGTTATTTTTATTTATTTTATACATAGTATTTTCCCCCAGTAAGTCCTAGCTACCTCTCACGATAGCTAGGCTAGTTTATTAGTTGTTATTGTAATGCACTTGCGGCAACTTCTTCATAGCCGGCAGATGGTTCACGGAAAGCGGTATATATAAGTTCTTCTTTGTCGTAGTCGTAATAGTAGCCAACAACTTCCATTTCAGTGCCATCTTTTAATGTTATGTTAAACTCTTCCGCATTGTTTACCGCGTCCATAGCGCGATCTAATTCAGGAATACCTGTAATCACATGCTCAAAGTCAACGCTTGCCCAGTTATCAATAATTTCAGTTTCATTGTCTAACAGCTTTTGTTCATAGTCGTAATTGTTAATACTACAAATGTCCATGTTATCACTAATGTAAAAATAGTCGTCTGACCATCTAAAGTCGCTGTCTAAATTGCTTACAATATCGCTAGGTGAGTAACTTTGTAAAGCACCGTTAAATGCTTCATTGTCTAAATCCATCACCGCATAATCTTCCAGTGACCTATTATGGCATGTTAAGTCACTGATAATAGCTTTAAATAGCGCAACTTTTTCGTCATTGCTTGCCCGTTTTACATAAGTAGTTACGGCTTCCGATAAACTGTCAAATCCAGTATTTAATGTTTTCATGATAATTTCTCTCCTTGTAGGGGTCGAACCTTATTGCCCGTACCCCTTATCTCTTACAAACCTAGTATAAGCTCTTTGAGCGAATAAGTCAACTACTATTCTAACTAATTTTTAAAATAATTATTTGCTTCATAATCTGCTAAGGCTAACTCTAAACTGTCGTAGCTGTCAAAGTATTCCGTATGAAAGTCCCCATTGTCTGCATAGTCCTTAACTAACAAGTGGTAGTAAGTTTCTTCCGTCCCATCAGTTTGTACCACTTGAATGCTGTCGTTTTCCCAGATAGTTGTATTTGTCATTTTTATTACTCCCTTTCTTTCTTACAAGTTCATTGTACCATTGTTTAATCAGTATTGCAAGCACTAGTTTCAATTCTTTTAAAACTTTTTTATTGGCTGCCCCCTTTCCCTTACAAACCTACTATAGCATTATCTAATTAGTAACACAATCATTTATCTAAAAGAATTTAAAGAAAATAAATAAATATTTATGGTTGTAATTGGTACCCTAATATGGTATACTTAATTTATAAAGAGGTGAATACCAGATGAAACGCCAACCCAACGATATAATGAAAGCGCTTACATTTAAGTGTTACTCCCTTGTTTAGTGTCTGGATTTTTAAAAAAGTCCCACACACTTTTTGCAGCATTTTAATTATTTTCTCATTCCTTTCTAATTTTTATTTTTACCTGCCCTCCTTACAATTCTTATTATACACTTGTTAACTTAGTAAAGCAAGCACTATTTTAAAAGAATTTTGAAAGAGTGCTAACTTAATAACACTCTTTCATTCCTTTTAATCCGCTGTTACACTAGTAAAGACAACGCCATTTTCTGTTAAGTAATCCTTAACGCTTTTTGCGGATAGGTGTAATCAAATAAGTGAAGTCAATGCTTGATACTACGAATGGCTTAGTAACCGTTGAGTAATTAAATTCAATTGTTTCCCGTGTACAATCGGATAAGTAGTCACAAACAAAAGCAAAGCAATCTCTTAAATATTCACAATTACAAAGAATAGCGGTATGGTTAACAATCTCACTACTACTAACAGCTAACTCGATAGATACGGGACTAGTAATCACACTAGACTTATTTTCTTGGAACCCGATTGTCATTTTATCTTTGTCAATCGTAAGTACCGCTATGCTTTTCTTAAAGCTAGTCAAAATTTTAACGTTATCTTTAGAAAAAGCGTTACGTATTAAATGCACTCTATTCGATTGATTTGTTTCGATAGCACCCTCTATAATTCTATCAGTTGCAGGATAACGCCCGTCAATTTCTTGCATAGTGTTAATATTAAGCACCATATCGTTTTTAATTTCCCCAATAAAATCAGTTTCTAGCATACGGTAACTGTCAGTAGCAACGAGCTTATTACGGTCGGCTTGGAAATGCACGCCACCTAAAATCGGGCGTGAGTCTGTTTTCTTAGTGATTGCAGTAAAGTGTTTGTTTAAATTTTTCATGGTATTTTCTCCTTATGAGGTCAAGCCTTATTGCCAGTACCTCGTATCTCTTACAAGTTCATTGTAACAAAGTTAATTAAGTAAGTCAACTACTAATTTCAATTCTTTTAAAACTTTCTTACCAGTTAACTTCTTGCTTATCTCTCTTACAAAACCTAGTATACACGCACTCTATTCCTAAGTCAACAACTAAATACAGTATTTTTCAAATTAATTTAAACCTTCATTTTTCTATTTATATAGTAGAAACACGACTATTTTAATTAATTTAAATAAACCTATTGCAATTTCATACCCAATCAACTATACTAAATCTATCAAAGAAAGGAAGTAACATACCATGACAAAACAAAACATATTTCGAACAAAAGTAGTAAGCACCCTATACACACTCTATCTAATCATAGACACGCTTTATAAGCTGTTTAATAAAGAATGCCACAATCAGTCCCCAACCTATGTAAAGCGTCGTAAACGAGCTTATACAGCCTTATGGTTACTCTTAAGCCTAGTAGCTGCCCTAATCTTAAAAGCAATCTTATGAAATTGTGGGGATTCCCTGATACAACTATCTATGATTCAATTGTACTGATTTCGTTATATTACAAAGGCTTAGAGTTAGTACAAATTAATCAATTAGATAAGAGTATTACCATTTACGACAGTGCAGACTGTTATAAACCAATGATTAAAAAGTTCTTAGAATTATATCAATAGACTTGACAAAGGGAAAGAAGTGTGAAAGCTTCTTTTCTTCAGTCCCTAGTTCATTCAGCCAGCAGTCCCACGGATTCATGACAGCTACTACTCCTAATCCATGACAGCTACTACTCCTAATCCATGACAGCTACTACCCCTAATCCATGACAGCTACTACCTAAATCAATTCATTCCTACCTGTAAGCTCATATAAGGCGTTCTAATGTTATCTAATGTAATTAACCCACACTATCCCCTAAACCGCTTAGAACGCAAACTAGACCCCTTGTAGGTCATTCTAACGATAGTACATCCCTAAACTGTATACCCTGAATAGCCCATACTCTTATTACTTCATGACACTTACTATATAGCCAATGCCACCAGTAAGCTAAACACCCTACAAGTACACTGTAAGCCCACACAATCCGTTCTAAGCTATTGTAACCCTATTCTAGCATAATTACACCTCATAACTCTAAAACCTCTTAGAACGCAAATGAGAGCCTTATAAGCCTATACACAACATAATAGTATAATCATACTCTAGTTCACAATACCTCTAGGAGGCTCTGTAAGCCGTTCTAAGCCATTGTAAGTATAGGAAGTAACAACTACACTAGTCAATCTAACCAATACACTCATCCCCCTGCATAGTCTAATAGGGATGTCCTCTAATAATTGTATAGGGGATAACTACTAACCTACAGTCTATCCTAACCTTATACCCTAAGCCTATCCTAATTCAATCTATCCTAAGCCTATCCTAATTCAATCTATCCTATCTTGAATGGACACACCCTTATCCTAAGTCTTATCCTATCTAGTAGTTTATCCTAACTATCCTATCCTAATTCCACTGTAAATTAGAAAATGTATAAAATGTATAAAATAACATCCACATTTAGAAAAAGTCGTGAGTTTCCCCTAGGGAGAAAGTTCATTTCACCTCTTACAAAGCCCGGTAAATCAACATTCCTGTTTTTACCATATTTTTCATAAAAATGTATAAAATAACTAAAAACTTGCATAAAACACCCAAAACACCCTAAATCTACCTAAATCTACCTAAATCTACCTAAATCTACCTAAATCTACCCTAAAATAGCCCTCACCTCCCCCCTATGTAAAATGGACATTTTCCCTGTGGGTAAATCAGAATAACACTAACTCACTCTGATTGGTGTACTATTGGTACAGTAATTCACGGGGAAACAGTAAGAGTAACCTGAATGGTTAAACCCTAATGCTTTAATCAACTTGTACATACAAGTAAAGGGATGTCCTAAGACCATCCCCCTACTCTATGACATACCGTATAATAACCTTTACCTCATTCAATACCCCTACATAGTCTATCCCTACAATCCTACCCCCTGTAAAGTCATTGACTACCTTATTCAACTTCACACTAAGAGTAACCTCATTCATCCCACTTACATTAGGTATAGTAGTAACATAATGATTGATATATTCCAAAACTAGCCACCTCCTTTCTCCTACAATTTTCAGGTACCCTTTTTATAAAAATACATTCTTCCCTACTTTATTAAATCCATCAAAGTGACGGACTATGGTAAAGTAATCATCTAAGTCCCAGTGTACCTGTGTAATTCCCTGCAATGCTTCTGTATACCTATGAATAGCCAGTACATACTCCCCTAAGTCCCTATACAAGTGTTCCATTGTGTCCCAGTGGTCAATACTGGCTACTGTATAGTCCCTCTCTAAGTGACCGTTAACAACCACTCGTTCTAACTCTAAATCAACCCTACTTATCTCAATCACCTTACGGTCATTGTCCACATACGTATAAGGGATAATAGCTAATAGACTACGTTCATTCATGAAAACATAGTTCATATCCATTACTAACAGTCCATCTATTACTTCCCCTGTACGGTCATAGGCAGGTTCTACGTCCTCATACCAAGGGAATTCAAAAGTAGCCTTAAATTGTTCCTTATTCATTGTCCAGTTATTCCTATATAATTCTAGTGATTGTGTCATAGTAACTTCCTCCTTAACTTTCTATAAACCTAGTATACTATACACTGATTAGCCTGTCAACCATTATCACTTAATTAGTACATTAAACTTTGATTAGTATAAGTAGTATAGGGATAGTAAGGTTGACTGCTGTGCTGGTAGGGGGTACTGGTTAAGAGTATAGGAAGCCGTATAAGAGGTTTGAATAGGTTAGAGGGATGATTAGTAGTATAGAGAGTAAGTTACCAGTAAGCCTTGTCAGGGACAGTATAGGGGCATAGTAGGTTAAAGGATGAGTATAGGGGAACTAGTATCGGTTACTAGGTGGACTGGTAGTGAGAAGTATAGGGGATAGTTATGAGTATTTATTATTGTTACAAATGCAACATAATTATGTAGGCTAGGGGGGATATATAGAGGGGATGTTGTGAATCTGGGGCTACAGTTTTTTTTTTTATTTGATTAAATTTTATTTTGATGGTCATGGGTTGACTCATATTAATTATCCCTTTCTTTGATTTTCAACATATCGTTTAATTGTTTGACTAGATACGTTCCCAGCTGTTGATACGAAATAACTACGTACCCATAAACTAGGCATTGCCTTTAGTTCTGAAAATTCATCACGTAACTGCCTTGATGTCCCTCCTTTAATTTTAGCCATTATATCAGCAGGACTATAAGTTGGTAGTGCATTTATGAAAAGATGACAGTGGTCTTTATCGGTTTCTAATGCCACTATGTTAAAGTCATATTTTTGAGCAATTTGACCTACCAATTCTTTAAACCTAGCATCTAAATGTTTATTAAAAAATATTTTACGTCTGTATCTGGGGCAAAACACAAAATGATAGTTGATTAAACTTACGGTTGTTTTAGTTCTTCTGTACTCTTCCATGATTCAATGTTAACATGGAAATATATGTTAGTCAATAGCACATACATCAATTGTTGAAAAAAGGATAGTGAAAATTTGGCTCTTCGATTTCTCTAAAAGAGAAACCTTGTCACCACTTCACTACCATCCCACGATTAAAACCGTGGGCTTTCCCGTTCAGGTAATTCTGTAACCTCTTTTTATTTTCTCTAAAATATTAACTACTTTCCGAATCTCGACTCTAATACCACAAAGGTTCAAGGATATAGAGATTAAAGCAATAAATATTAGAAATTCCATCACTCTTCCTCCCATTTCAACACAACGTCTCCTTCTTTTTCATACGTATCTAACCATCGCTGCTTACCATCGGAAAAGATACATAACCTTAACGGATAACCCATTTCATCAAATTGGATTACATTTGAACGTATTTTTATTCTTGGTATATCCTTCTTTTTGAAGAACATCACTCTTCCTCCTGTTCCATTCCGCAAATGCAGTGAGGACTTGGTATTGTTCTTTAGTCAGTATATCAGATATCTCCTCATTTTCCATTATGCGCCAAATTGTAAAAAATGGGTCCCAACCGTCTTGGTCTACTTTCAATACTTCCAAAACTGTCCGCTGGTTGTCGTTGAGAGAGACTACTGGCTTCAAAATTTCTCTAACCTTTTCTAATGTATTTTCTGCCGTATCAACTCCTGCACTATACATATCTAAAATAAATTTAATACCAATAAGTGTTTCTTCTGCTTTAGTCATTCCGCTACCTCCTGATTTTCTATTCGTTCTTTTGCAATGTCAAAATACTTTTGATCCAACTCCATGCCTATAAAGTTACGGTTATCATTTAAACAAGCGATACCAGTTGTGCCACTACCCATGAATGGGTCTAAGACTAAGTCACCTTCGGCACTACTCGCAGATACTAAATACTCAAACAATGATAGACTTTTTTGTGTAGGGTGAATCTTCCCTCTCTCCGTAGGAAATTCCCATACGGAAGATTTAGTTTTAGCATAAAATTTTGTTTTTCTACGCTTTGCAAAAATACAATTTTCCATTGACGACAACCACATGTGCTGACCATTCATCGGAGAAGGGTTAGTTTTCTTCCAAGCACATTGTCGTACCATGAAATCTTTATGCGCATTAAAATATGAGTAGATATGCGATACTTGTTCAATGCCACAGAAGATATAAATTCCTCCGTTTGAAACTCTACTTAACTCAATTAATAACTCGTCTATATCAAAATTAATTTTATCAGCGTTTCCTTTGTCAATATTTCTTAGTTGACCAGCGTACCTAGCTCTCTCTGCTCCCATCTTATTTACCTCTCCATACGGGATGTCTGTTAAAATCATATCAATACTTTTATCAGGTACATTTTTCATCAGTTCCAAGCAATCACCTTGCAATAATTTCATTTCGCTCATTTAATTCACTAAGGAGTAAAGTATACTTTAATCGGTGGCCACCAAACCTCCACTCCTTTCGCTTATTTAGTTATTTTAATTTAAAAGGTCACTATTTTCGTAAATGTTTCCAATTACTTTGATAGAATTACGAGGATCTTTTGTTAATTCACTAAGTTGTACACATGACCCGAATTGCCTTGTCAGAAATCCTCTAGTGAACAAGCTTTCTACTTCTGAATGATGTTCTATCTCTTTTACTTCTATACATGTAAATCCGTGAAAAGCCCATTGCTCGTCTTCGTTGCTATAGCTAATCCAACTTACGGGCGCATTGTATGTTCCACCGTATCTACCGTATTCAAAAACTCTAACAATATCACCCTCATAAATCTCCACGCCGTTCTTGTCCTTGAGTCCCGTGTATTGCATTAAGATACGTTCTCCGCCTTCTTCATGAGCAAAACGAAATAAAACGCTATCGTCGTAGTCTTCACGCTCTCCAATTACCAATGTTTTGCGTTCTGTATCCCATTCACGAAATTTAATCTCTCTCATTCCGCTACCTCCTCCTCTAAGTACTCCGTTAGTTGAATTTAAATCTCTTTGCGATTTCATATATCACAGGTACGGTCACACTATTGCCAGCTTGTTTATATAGTTGGCTGTTGCTATTTACTTCTTGTGCTTTATCAAACGCCCAATCAGGAAAGCCTTGCAATCGCCAGCATTCCCTTGGGGTAAGTTTCCGTATCCGCAATCCGTCATAAATCCCGTGGCGGTCTTGGGTGTTTAATGTAAACGTTGGATCTCCATTCTCTTTAAATCTTCGCCCATTTTGTCGCTTGTTCATTCTATCTGGTGTAATCACTGGAACAACTACACCCTGATTCAGACCTGTTTCTAGTGTGTTTGCTCGCTGCTTTCCGACTCTTCCGCGCCTTGTTTTTGAATTAGGTTGGCTAATATTTACTGAATCACCAACTTGTGCTTCGGAATATCCTTTTTTCGTAGCTTCACGAATGGTAATCTTAGGTTCACGTCCACCACCGCCCATCGTATTTAATGCAGGACTAACGCCAGCTGGATAATAAACTCGACCAGTTTGTGGGTTACCACCAAAAGAATCACTGTCACTAATGTTTCCTACTTGTTTAATAGCAATTTGTTTTGGTCCTTTATAATCTCTGCTCATTAGAGTAGTTGAAAGACCAGTTGGGTCTAGCACATCCTGACTACCATACGAGCCATCCCTTCTACCGTTGAACAAGCGAACTATTTCATTTGTTTCACTAGTTGATCTGTTTTCTCTTTCGATAGGAAAAACTTTTCTGGTACGTTTCCCTCTAAGATGCCCAACAATGAAGACACGTTCTCTGTTTTGAGGCACGACTTCTTTTGAATTGAGAACGTCCCATTCACAGTCATACCCGATTTCATCCAGTTCAATTTGAAGCTTGGCAAAGTCCCATCCTCCGTTAATACTAAGTAAGTTTTTAACGTTCTCAATGAGTAAGAACTCGGGTCTATTTTCTTCTTCGAGGTCTCTAATAAGTCGCGTAACTGTGAAAAACAAACTTGAACGATTACCTGTGAATCCTTTTTGTTTTCCTGCAACACTGATGTCTTGGCAAGGGAACCCGAAGCACCAAATATTGGCTCTTGGGATTTCATTTGCTCTAACGTTTGTAATGTCATGTGCTGTCCATTCTCCTTCTGTGTTGTGAATCGCTTTGTAACTGGCTCTTGCGAATTTATCCCATTCAACATAACCAACGCACTCGTGACCCGCTTGTTCCATCCCTAAACGGAATCCACCAATGCCGGCGAATAAATCTAAAAACTTCAATTTACCTTCTCCTTTTTCTACATAATTGGCGTGGTTAGCGGACTATCCACTAATTCTCGTAGATGTTACCTAAAATAGTTATATCGCTTGATGTTAAGTTGAAATTGTGCAAGAATATTTCTTCTAAATCTTCCGCATCAGGTAAACTCACGGAAACAGAAATCCCATCAATTTCACTAGGTATAGGTTTGGGAGTATCGAAGTCATACTTGGCATCTTTGATAATCCATGCTGTTCCTGTTTCGTCTTTATCAACCACACCGATCATATGATTTTCTTGGTAATAGCCCATAGGCCACTCTTCCCAAAAGATATCAATGATGTCACCTCTATAAACGTCCTTTTCTTCATCGTCTTCGTGTGAATCTGACATATAACCTTTCAAGCCAGTTGATTGCATAAGCACCACATCGTTAAAATCCCGTGTCAATGTGTGTCTGTTTTCGTGGTCTCCATTGTCCGTCTCAAGCCAAACTGTGTTTTTCTCAAAGTCAATCTCATTGACGGTCATAATCATTTTGTATTTTTTATCCCATGCCATAAATTTTGGTACCATCACTCTTCCCCCTTGTTTCCCCATTCCGCAAAGGCAGCGAGGACTTGATTAGACTCGTTCCTATCTAACCTTAAAAATTCATCTGACATACATTTGTTAATAAAAATGTACACTGCTTGCATTTTTGATTTGTAGCTTTGTTTCATAAAAATCTGGCACAACTGGTTCAATACGACCTGCTGATCGTTGGTGAGCTTAGGCGGTAACATCAACCTAAACTCATTCGGATGTGTCTCAATCCACTTTCGGACGTCTGGGTCGTCGAGTGTGTTATGCCCGGAATTATAAATAACGCCAATCATGATGCTGTCAAAACTATCGGTAGTGAGGTTTTTATCCACAATCCACTCTTTGACTTGTCCTTTCATTCTGCTACCTCTTTCTATTACTTTAATCATCATATCCATCTAATAATAGGTTCTCCTTGATAGCCTTTTTCAAAAACAAACCAACCGAAAGCCATAGTGCTTGCCCATTTTTTACCGTCCTTGTCCGTTGATTGACCATTGCGCCAAGGATTAGCACGATAAGAATATACATAAACATATTTTAAAGGTACAGTGGGGAACCATTCCTTTCTAGCAACCCCTTCTAAAAATTGAATCTTTAAAAACATCATTACGTATTTTTTTGATACTTCTAGCGACTTATCAATCATTTCCTTTGCGTATTTGAAAGGCGGGTTTGTGAGCGTTAAATCATACATATTTTCATCTGGATAACAATCTAAGTAATTCAACTGCTTTATATAAGAAGCTCTTGGGTTTATGTCATAACTATCAACCCGTATACCAGAATGGTATTTTTCCACAGTTTCAGTGATATGCCCAGCCCCTGCACAAGGTTCTAACATGCTAGAACCGTCTATCATTATCCCATCTCGCTCTAAAGCTTTTAAAAAATTAAGTGTATCGCGTGGATTGGTGGCATAGAAGTCACCATCTACGCGCCCTCTCTTTGGATTCCCGCCAGCTATGTTACTGCCTGTAACCACCGTTGTTCTCATTCTGCTACCTCCTCTTTATTTCTAAGGTCATATACTATTACAGCACTAGGGAAGGTTGAACTACCTCTAGGGATACCATCTACTTCAAACCTCAATCGACCTTTAATGAACCTAATATCGTCTGCTTTATTGAAGATGTAATCATGCCATCTTTTTGTATCTGTCCTAGCTGGTATAAGGAGAACTATAACCCCCCTCCAGTTAGAAGAAATGGTATCATTAATCTTTGATTTCTTTAATTGACACATTAACCACACAAGGGTCTGAATACAGTGCTTCCTTAGCTACTTGCATACGTTTAGGTAGTTTTAAGTTACTAGGCATTTGTTTCACTGCTTCTACATTATAATACACTGGAATACTTTTATCAAACTTTTTACGACTTCTTAAAGCTGTAATTTCAATTTGATAAATCATAACGATTTGAGAAATGTAGGCGTCTGTCTTACCCATAATTTCTGCCATTTCTTTAATGTTCCACATCTTTTTATTTAACGAACGAATTTCTTCTGCAATTTCTCTTCGTGAGTTCCGAATATCTTTACGACCTAAATTTCCTAGTAGGTTTGAATAAGCAACTAGTTCTGGGTCATTCATGTTTTTCACACTTACTATAGAAGCGTCCTCCACTTGGTCATTTAAAATGTAACGGGCAATGACTTTGTTTTCCCCTAAGAACCGTTTCCGTTCATAGGTGACTGTTCCGTTTCCTAGTTTAAAAATATCTACTCCGTATTTTGTGTTTGCTTTCATAATAAATCTCCCCCTTTACTTGATGAATTAAGTATAGCTTTTACTAATTAGTTTGTCAACTACTTTATTTAACTTTATTTCAAGGAACTAGAGATTAATCTAGCTCCTTATTAAACTCACTACCATTTAAAATCAGTTGGTTATTTAGTACCGTGTAACTTGCTACTGCTCGTGGTTTAGATTGAATGTTACGAGTACGGGCACGGAATGATGAGGGAATATCTACAGCCACTTTAGCAGTAACCAGTACCTCTGTTTCGTCTGCAATCCCTAACTCCTCAACCTTATCCAGTAAGTTCTTCAGTTCTTTAATTGTCATGAGTAACTCCTCCTCTTGTTATCTTTGTTGAATTAAATATACCATGTGTTCACAATTCTGTCAACACTATTTTTTAAATATTTTTATTAAATTCTGCAAAAGCAGAAGTCTCCTTTAACACCGGGTACAACCGATACGTGTTGTCCATTATAGTTAGCATAGTTTTATCCATCTTGTCTACTTGATTGCTCCACCAATCCAGCTCGGTATCTATATCCCTATCCGCCCCTTTGGTTCGGTTTATTTTCTTAATCATTAGTTTGTCCCTGTCATATCTAGGAAGTACAGCTACAGATAGCCAAGCAAGGAATCCAATAACCCCTAGGGAAATTACTACTATAATTTTATAGGTTGTACTACTCATTTAACGAACCATATTAGTAAACAAGCTATTGCCACAAACATGATGGCTAAGCACTCTAAAATCACTAACATTCTTTCTTTTTTATTTTTGTACTCGGTATGTGTGAGAATCCATATACAGACTCCGATAGTAACTAATGCTAACGCCACCTCCGCAAAGCCAATATAATCTCGCAAGTGAAACCACATCATAATAACACTCCTTATCTTTTTCATAAAAAATCAGAACTATAGTTGTGAGCTATAGTTCCGATACTTAGACTAATTCCACGTCTAATTGTACTTCATTTAATTTAATCGCTTCCGCTTCTTGTACAGTACGAGTTCTCACTGCAATGTTGCCGGCACCTGTACTGGTGATATGCAACTCAATGATTAAGTCTTGTGGGGCATGAGTAGTAACCGCTGTAGGATTTAATACTACTGGTTTTTGTGCCACCTTTTTAGGCTTTTCATCTGGTAATAACTCTTGTTGTACTGGAATACGTGGAACCTTTTTCCCTTGTAATGGGGCTTGTGTTTGACGCATAGCCGGTTCTGGGTCTAATCCAACAGAAACCATCCAATCAATATAAGTAGCTTGTTGTGGCTTATTCTTAGCCTTTACAGTTGTTTGTTTGATTGGGTTGGCTATGAAACCTCTTACGTAAAACACTTCTGTTTCTTGGTTTCTGCTTTGGTAAATATGGGCTAAAGAAACTTGGAAGAATTTTCGTAAGCCAGCAATAGAAGTAAAGTCTAAGTAGTACGTTACCCCTTTACCGGTTGGAACAGTTACGCGATAGGCTTTTGCTAATGTGCTTCTCATAAGAAAAATCACTCCTTTTAATTTTTTTAAGAGGCTGTTAAAGTAACAGTTACTCTATTTAATGTTTTAAATTGTACGTTTTGGTTAAACGTGGTGTGTCCTGCAACAGGTGAAAGAATTAAAGGTTCTTTTGGTACGTTTGGCTTATTCCTTTTAGCTTTCCGTGTCACTGGGTGTTTTTTATGTTTAAGTAATTCACTGTCTTTTAGAATGTTTGGATTCACTAGATAACGGTTTACTTTCCCTTCTAAGAGTACGGAAGGATAACGGTCTACCACTTCTTGGAACCATTTGTAAGTCCCTAGTACCCGTCCTTTAGGTAGGTTTAGCTCCCTTGTAATGGTTGCATAAGAAACCCAATCACCCTTAATGTAATTAATCAACGCTGTCCCTAACACGAAAGCACCCTTATTGGCTACATTAAATGTAGAAAGTTCCCCTTTAGTTACAAGGTTGAGTACGTCTGTGTAGTCCATATCTAGGATTTGTCCCACGGTCTGCAATGAATACTGTTCATTCTCCGAAATAATTGTTCGCATAAGTAATTCCTCCTTCAGTTAGTAGTGTAACAAGCTTTAAAGTTTAAAGCAATTATTTTGACTTCTTATGTGGATTGGTAATCTCATATAACATAGCGGTTTGAGAAATGTAAGCCGGTGACTTGTTCAGCAAGGTAGCAATCTCTACAAATGATTTATCTAAATTAGCTAGATTGCGAATGGTCTGTGCTAAATCATCTCGTCCGCTTTGTTTAGCTGATAGGTTAATCAGTAGTGTGCCGTACGCTCTAAGCTCGTTGTCTGCACCATCTATAGCTTCCACAACTACTGCTCGTGTGACGTCTTTGTCTGGTGCTTCTCGGTACCGCCCTAGAATCTTCACACTTCCCGTGAACTTTCTTTTTTCATAACTTACTGTGCCATCACCAATCTTACTAGTATCTACTAGACTTGTCATGTGTACACCTCCCTTTAATTTAATTCTACTACGTGTTCGTTGGCTTTGCAATAGGAAAGTAACAATTAGTTTAAAAAGACTACCGTTTCTTTTATAGTTAAGGCTAGGAAGAACCTAGCCCACTACAATTAAACCATTGCTAAATCAAAATATATTTCATATTCTTCTGGTAGGGGGAATACAGACCCTAATTCCTTTAAATTAAATAATACTATAACACCTTGTTCCTCACACGGTTCTACTTCTTTGTTTTCTAAATCTACAAAAGAAGTGTTCGATACCCAGATTTCATCTTTTGTTACGGCTGTTAGATACCCCAAAAACCCTTTTTTTAAGTCTGTAACTTGTTCTACTTGTTCATAACCAAAAACATAAGGGGTGTTTAGTGCAACCTGTTCCAATTCTTTAAATAGCATTTTCTCATTCTCCTCATAAGCAAAAGTGTTGTTACTGTATTACAGGATTATAATAACATTAACTATTTGAATGGTCAATACTTTTCTTAGGAAAATCTTTCCCTGTTTCAAGGTCAATCTCATAAGGCTCAAAGCGGAATGTTCCTAATTTCTTTTCAGGTTTTAATAGGGTATTGTAGGTGTCTTGTACGTCCGTAGACTCCTTGTAACTTCTTGTTAAGTACAATTTCCCCGGCATATCTGCATAGCGCTCACGGGCGTTTACAGCGTTTCTGGTGTAAGCCACTAATTGTCTGGTTTGTTTTAAGGCGTCCACAATAGCGTAGACCTCTGTTACAATAGAAGGGGACTTTTCCATGTACCCTTTGTTATAAATTTCTTCTTGTTCTTCTTTCGTTAACATTTTCGTTAATACGTCTTTAATCTGTCTACGTTCATGTAATAAGTTGGTGTAACAATTTCCTAAGAAAGCAAAGTCTCCTTGTGAGTACCCTTCCCCTAATTCAAACATATGTTGGTAGTCAATCTGTTTGTGTAAGTTTTGATGAAATAGGGACACGGTATCTTTTACTAAGGAATGTACTTTAGTTTCCACTCCCCAAAGAACAGTGTTTGGTACATCAATAGTATCTAAAATTCCTTTTAATTCATTCCAGTTCGATTCTGCTTGACTTCCTAGTGTATGTGTTTCTAGCATGATTCATTTCTCCTTAGTGGGGCTTTGCTCTTACACAAAGCCCGTAACTTTAATTATTAGATACAATCCGTAAACTTGCTTTCGTTTTAACCATCTTCGTATATTGTTTGGCAATGTTAGGGTAGTCTGCAATCATAGATTTCGTGTCTACGCTTTCTTTTGCTTTAGACGGAAGTAGTGTTGCGGTAGCGTCTTCTGTTGCTAATTTCTTAATATTATTTTCTTCCATGTACTCCATGATACCGGCTTTAATGGTATCTTTACGAGCTTTTAATTCTTTTAATTGGCGGTCAATATCTGATAAATCTAGTAATTGGTATTCAAGTTCTTCCTTAGTTAATTTAACGTCTTCCATTTTAGTAATTTGCATGAGTGTTTCCTCCTTAGATGAGTACGTTTATTTTGTTTCTGGTTGTAACATTCCGTAAACGAAGCTTCCAGCAAATGTTAAAATTAATGCTGGGAAAAATCCTAATGTAAGCATGATAATGAAGAATGCAATAAAGGCTACGAAGTATTTCATGGTGTTCACTTCCTTTCGTTAAATTAATAATACCATACCACTAATTAGTGGTCAAGCACTTTTTAAAATAATTTTTAATTTCTTTCTCGAATAGTTGGGAAATGTTCTTTAAACGTTAGGTTATCGAATAAATCAGTAATGAGATAAGAGTAATCTTTGTAACCGATAATACTGCCTTCATACTTAGTGGAACGTAATGTGTACAATCGTGTATACGTCATATTCATTTCCATAGTTTGAATCTTACGACTGATTTCCTTTACTTCCCAATCAATTTTCTTTTGGAGTGCTTTTGTATTGCCACAATCGGGTGATAGTACCACATTCAAACTGGTTTCTAAAATCTTTAAACTATGGGCAAAGGCATAAATATGATTAGCTCCATTGATATACATAGTGCTGTAGAAGTTATCATACTCTTTATGGTCTAAGACTTCATATAAGAAAGATTTGTAGGCTTTTCTAAGTTTAAGTACGGTTTGTAATCGTTCTGTTAAAAGGTATGTTTCTGATTCAGGTGCTAATTCTAGTAGGTGCACTAGGTCTGTGTACACCAAGTTAATGCTACGTGCTTCATTCAATGCGTTTCTAATTAACAAATGGATTGGAATAACCAATTGGTAAGTTCTTGTTTTGTCACTCCAATTGTCTGTAATATTTTCCACATTCATTAGAATGTTTTCCTTAAAGTCATTTAGTAGTGTAATCGCTGTTTGTTCTTTCATTTTCATCATATTCATTCTCTCCCTTATTATTTGTTTTGTTCCCTCTCAACACATTAAGAATACCATGTATTATTTATTCCGTCAACACTAATTTATAAATTAATTTTAAAGGCTAGAAATAAATCTAGCCCTAAGTGGTTTAGTTTCTACGAGGGACGTTGTGTAGGTCTAAAATGTAGTACAAGCCATTCTTGTATAGGTCATACTTTAAGTACAACTCTCGTAAAGGCATTTTGGTATTCTTGTAATCATCAAGTAACTCTGCTAATGCGTCTTGGTCACCAGTAATGTGTGCCACTCTGTCTTTTAAGGCTTTACTTACATTTGCAATCCCATGACGGATTTTAATAGATTGTAATTGCCCAGCACTGATAGATTGACGTCTCATTATATCCTTAGCAGTCACTCCATGTTTAATGTCATAAACAATTTGTTGCTCTTCTCGCTCTTTTTCTGGGTCAGCGGTTACTTCATCTTCTGGTTCATCTTCAATTTCAATAGAAGTGGTAGGATTTAATGCCACCTCATTATCAAAGTATTGTAATTTAGTTGAGTCCCCTAAACCAATTGCTTCAGCTAATTCAGCTTCAGTTGCGATTTCATCATCTTCAGATGGTTTCCACTCTGTTTGAATACATGTTCTAAAATCTGAATAGTCGAACCACTCTGCTTTTTCATCTAGCCCTTTAGGAAAAGTTTCTGGAATACAAACTGCAACACCATCTTCATGTCCGGCACCTCCGGAAAAATTGAACACTTGCATACGGCTGTACACATAACGTTTTACCTTTTCAGTGCAATCAGCTAAATCTTCTTTTAGTGTGTCAGACACGAATTTAGCTGGTAGTGGGTAAGCGTCTATGAACTGTTGTTTAGTGAGCATGTAGAACACATTGTTACCCACTTCTCTTACGTTAGTCTCAAAGTCTCTCATTAGTTTTTCATAAGTTTCTGGTGTTGTATCTTCCTTTAATGACCACTCTTTTTGCCCAACAGGTACCACTTTAAGGTCTTTACCGTCTATTACAGTTTCTTCTAGTGTACCATAAGGATTTTCTCGTGCATAATCTCTTACATTTTTCTCTAGTTCTTGTACAGCGGTAGCCATTGCAAAGTCTTTCACATTTTGTGATAAACGTTTTGACATAGGTTTACTTTTCACTTGTATCACTCCTTAACTTTATATTAGTAGTATATCAACATTAATAACCCTTGTCAACTACTTTTGTACAAATTGAACTACCCCACCTTATTTTCAAAGAAAATTGAAGGTGGGGATTCCTAAGAACTAGACTGACTTAGAGCTATTTTTTATAGCTCCAGAGGTTATCTATATTGATTAGGCTATCCCCGTAGTCCCTACGGTTCTTTTTTTTTTATTTTAATTTAAGGCTTGATTCAGAATATTTTGTGCGGCATTGATATCTCTATCATGTGTTGTGTTACAAGAAGAGCAAGTCCATGTCCTTACGGACAATGGTTTTTTCCCGTCTATGACTCCACAATTTGAACAGACTTGTGAACTTGGATAGAATCTATCTATCACGACAAGCTCTTTATCGTACCAATGACACTTATACTCAAGCATAGAACGAAAAGCACCCCAAGATACATTCACAATAGCTTTTGCTAATTTATGGTTTCTCATAAGTCCTTTCACATTTAAGTCTTCAATAGCAATGAAATCATTCTCTTTCACTATTTTTGTGCTTAACTTATGAAGAAAGTCCACTCGTTGATTGCGTACCTTTTCATGTAACTTTGCTACTTTTAGTTTTTGTTTTTGATAGTTTTTTGCCTCTGAAAGAGCTTTACCATCTCTTTTTGCTTGTTCGTATCTACGAGAAAGGATTCTTTGTTCTTTCTTTAACTGTTCTTCGGCTTTTTTGATGAAGTTAGGATTATCTATTTTTTGCATATTCTTGTCTGTCGTAATAGCAAAATGAGTTAATCCTAAATCAATACCAATACTTTTGTTAGTCTTTTCCATTGGTTGAATGTCTTCTTCTGTTAACAACGAGATAAAGAACTTACCACTAGGATTTCTTCTTATGGTTGCAGAGATAATTCTCCCCTTAACTTCACGAGAAAGTGCAACACGAACAAGCCCTAATTTTGGAAGTTTGACCTTATTCCCCTTTATGGCAATGTTGTTGTTAACAGATTTAGTTGTGTATGATTGTCTTGAATCATGTTTTTTCTTGAATCGTGGATAATGATTCACTTTTTTGAAAAACATTTGAAATGCCTTATGTAAGTCAAAAACAGCAGTTTGAAGGGCGATTGAATCAACTTCTTTAAGAAAATCCGTCCCTTTTTTCTCGTTTGTTAAGTTCTTACTCAAGGTTTTCTTACTAGTTTTTACACCCTTTTCATAATCAGCATTCCATTGAGCTAGTGCTTTGTTATAGACAAAACGAGTGCAACCGAAAGTCTTATTGATTAAGACAGACTGTTCTTTTGTTGGATAGATTCTAAAACTGTAAGCCTTGTATGTCATTGGACTTTCGACCCCTTTCTTTACTTGTATTATACCACAAAAAGACTAAAAAGTCAACATTGTAGGGGAATTCATCTCCTCCTTAAAATCATTCTGATTTTTGAAGAAGGAGTCTTCTTCCCTTTTTTAGATAAAAAAGCTAAGATTTCTCTTAGCTCATTTTGGTAAAACTGATTTTATCTACTGGTACTGGTTCTGTTACCGCACTCAATTGAACAGACAATGTATCATCATCTGCTTTTAATAGGTCTTCTATAAGAGCAGAATCCTCTTTACCAGTTGTTTCATTAGTGTAGTAAACCGTAGCTCCTACTGGATAGAGTGACGCTTCTGTGTAGTTTTCGTTCATTAAATACACAGGATATAAAGACAATGTGTTTAATGATACATCATGTAATGCCCAATACGTGCCACTCCAATTAGCAATTGTAATATCTGTATTGTAACTAATAACTGTTAAGGGCACTCGTGTTTGGTCTAACTTCACCAATACATTTGCGTCATATGTCTTTTCGTACCCCTTAATAATAATAATATCTCCATTAAACAAAGCGTCTAATGCCCCTTTAGCGGTTAGCTTCTTTAAACTGATTGATTTCATTTATTATAACTCCAATCCGGCTGATTTAAGTGCCGTAGTTATTTTTCTATCTTCTTCTGTTAAATCTAAAGTATCGTAAAACTCTTTTTCTTTCTCGTCCATAGCTTGTAACACTTCTTCGTGTTGGTCTGCCGGCACGTACTGTAAAAGAACTTCTGTCATAGCAGACTCTTTGGCTATCCGTCTTAGATTAAGTTCACGTAAACCTGCCATAGACAATCCTTGTAACTGATTCCCTGTAATTTTATTCTTAATTTCGATTGCTTTCATAGCAAGCGGTAGTTCCACAATATCCACGTACTGTAATCCGGCAAAGCCTTTAGCTACAATATCATCTAATAGTTCTAAGTCATTGTAAAGCTTGCCTACACTGTCTAATGGTGCATTATACTCCTCGATAATCTCACCATCTTTAGTAGTAGCTTTCTCCCGTTTAGGAACTAAATCAATTACATTCCCAGTCTTTCTCCGCTTATCAATTAAATCCTTTAAAGGAACACCAGTCTCCATAGCTTCCTTACGTTTTGAATTGTAACGTGAGATAGCAGACTTACTGATTTCAAAGTCATACTCCCTACATAAATCAATAATTTCATCATACGTCATACCATTGTCTAACGCATAGTTTACTTTAGTAGCTAATTTCTTATTGTTGTATAACTGTACTAGAATTGGTTCTTCTGTTTTTCTTGTCATTTTAGGTGTAACTCCTTATGCCTTAGTGTATTATCTGAAAGTCTTATGAGCCTTGCTCTATCAGCCTTCTGAAATAATATAGCAAAGTAAGCCGTGATTACTGGGTTCTAAGTAAAACACTGGCTTTCCTTTACTCTATTGTACCATAAAATGGCATTATGTGATTGTGAGTAACATGAAATAATTTCAATAACTACTACATCTAGTATTCAAAACTAGGTGTAATAGTAATGAAAACTAACACTCTTTAGTAACAAAATGAGGTATCTAGTTTGCTTTCCGTAAAGCCACTCGTCCTTCTTTTAATCGAGCTAAACGAGCTTCTTGCTCGGCTACATTAGCTTTTACTGTGGCTAATCTATCGTTATTTGGTGTCACTAGCTTAGCTGAATTACGGCTCTTACCAACCAATGTAAGGTACTTGTCAATGACTTCATGCTGTTCAGCACTTGGGGCGGCATTGAATCGGCAACGGGCTTGGACAGTACGATAGCCACCAATCTGTTCTTGTAATTCTAAGGTAATCCATGAGCGTTCTGGGCTATCTGCTTCACGTAAGAACACAATGACACTCGTACCATTGGCTACTTTATTGGCATAAGAAGCTACACATTAAATGAAAGACCCTCATCTGTTCCCAGTCCTTCGGCAATACATTCCACAGCTTTTTCATTTAAACCATTTAAAGCGGTATTAATATTTACTTCGTTCCCTACACGAGCTTTTCCATCCATTGTGCAAGAAATTGTTCGGTCTCTGAAGTTTAAAGTAGTCGCCCATTCTGTCATTGATTCATCTTCTTCAGGTACGTTACTTCCAATAACCACAATTCCTTTTGCTCCACTAATTAAATGTATGTTGCTTGCTTTCCCATATCTCATTGAACTACCCCACCTTAATTTGTATGAGCTTATTATAACGAACAATTGTTATTCTGTCAACACTAATAAACAAAAAAAGCTAGAAATTAATCTAGCTTTCAAATTAAGGCTTATGTGTTCCTACTTTTAGAGAACCATCTTCTTGTAAAGTGGTTCGTATATCTAAAGCGGAATCTAATAATAATGTGCTGAATGAGTTATCAGCATAAATGATTTCGATAGCCGTAATGTCCCCTAAACTTAATCGGTCAAACAATTTCTCACCAGATGGTATCGTATCATATTTCTTGTTTACCCCCGGTGCTAAATAAAATTCAAAGGTGCTTAACTCTTTAGCCAGAATGGTTTTATCATGAATCGGTAATAAGCTTTCTGTAAGGGTACCGGTAATGAGGTTGTAATACTCACCGGCTAGTAAAGGGACACCCTCCCCTGTTTCAAAGAATAATGAAATACTTCTTACTACTTTTTCTGCTCTTAGTGCTAACATAGCTTCTCTCCTATCGGTTCATTAATAGTACAATGTCTTGTTCTTTTAAGTGAATGGTTACTTCTCGTGTACCGTTTTCTGCCGGACTAATCGTGATTGATTTCAACTCGTCACAATTGAATACTGTATACCCACCTAATTGTTTAATAATGTAATTTCCGTCCATTTCCTGAAAGATTACATTGGAAGTTTCTGGTAATAGTACACTCACCACGTTACGAACATAAAGACTAGTCTGTAAAATGATGTTATTGGTCATTACAGGCTTGCACAAGGCTTCTATTATCTTCTTGGAGTCTCTTAGGTTATGATGTCCCTCCAAGCCCCCTAAGAACGTCTCACCGTCATATTCACGCTCTTTAAACAAAAGGATTAAATCATGACTGAACGGTAACTCGGTTGCTTCTATGCTCACACCAGACCCCTGTAAGCGGACTTCATAATAGGTCTTGCCTGCTATGGTGATAGTAGCTCGTTCGATTGTATCGGTGTCATATACAGTAGTGAAAACATAATCCTGTACATTACTAAATGAGCTTTTCATAAGCAACATATCTGTTCCTAAATCAGATTCCACCTCTGGTGCTTTAAAGTCTGTCACGGCTGTTCCTAGACTATAATACTCCATTAGGAATTTTAAACGTGACAGTTCGTTGTCTGTTGTTTCACCGGGTGTAGGGGTGAATGTAATGTTCACGTCTACTGTTTTGCCATTGAAGTGAATCTCATCTATAAATGGTTTGATTGGTAATGGGTCTTGGGCGTTACTTGGAATATAAGTAGCCCCTACTAGGGTTAAGTAACTCCCTAAGTACGGTTCCTTTTCTCCATTTAACATTTTCTTTAATGTATTGGCTTGGATATGCTTTCCAGTTGCATTAATCAATAGAAGTTCCTCCCTTTTCTTGCGGTATTATTTGGTTTAAGTGGTTTGCCTTTAATCCCTTTTCCAGCTAAATGCTTATCACGGAACACAAAAATAAGCTGAATGGCCTTATAAGTACGTAAGACCTGAATGGATAGTTTCCCTATCGAGTGCGCTCCTAAACTCACATAGTATACTGTAGAAACAGAAGCTAATGTTTGGGTAGTTTTTCTGGTCTTGTACTTCAAGTGCTCTTTAGGTACTTTAGCATAATCAGCTACCATGTCAAGTCCATAATCTAATTTTAATTCCACGTCACGTTCTGTCACATTTGCAAAAGATTCTACAAAAGCTAAGTCATAATTCCCTTTAAATGAGGCTTTTCTCGTCTTAGCAATCTTTCGTTTGTCTACATTAGGAACAAGGTTTAGGGCTTGGTTACGAGTGGTTTTAGACCGTCCGAACTTATTCCCTTTAAATTTATTCTTGTCTACCATCACTTAATCCCTCCTTTTTTAAAGTGTTGAATTTTAATCACTTTATTCGAGAACCGTCTATGGTAAATGAAGTTATCACAAAATAGTTTATTGGCTCCCTCTTCCCCTACACGTTTAATGAGGGATTTTATAACCAATGTTTTACTCATGTCACGACCAATTACTTTCCTTTCATAGGAAGGCATTGACGTTTGACTTTTAAAACTCCGGTAAGTTAAGTCATTGGCTTTTGCTATAGCATGGGCTGGCTTCCTAAACATGCCATAAGTGGCTACTAGTTCTGCTTTCCATAAAATATCTAATGTGTTGAACACATTCTTGTACGGGCTTAGTCGAGTAGGTCTGTAAATTCCTAACATAGGCTTCCCTTTGAACTCAATGTACGAGATAATACCTACGTGCGTGTGTTGGTAGCGTTTTAGTATCTGTTCTACCTTTTCTACATGGTCGTCATGACAAAGTACATACACGTAGTCACACACCTTTTCATAGTTGTGCAACTGTTTGTTTAACCGATTCGTAGTATCACGTTCGGTCTTGATTTCTACCCCTATGACCCCCTTTTTCTCGGTACAGATTAAAGCGTCCATAATGGTTTTTCCACGCATAATTGCCTTTTCAAACACAATAGCAGACTTCCCAATATCCCCAAAAATATCTTCATTCACTAATAGGGAATCTTTAATATCTTGCTCTAAAAACTTAGTCAAATTTAATCCCACCAAACCAGATTTGTTTATTCACTAGATATTTCTCAATAGCGTCTGATAAATCTACTACGGCAGTGAACCATTCAATGGAGTCAAATGAGATAAAGACCCCTGTACGATTGCCTTGTTCTAAGGTTTTACCATCCGCTAAAATTCTGTCTTGGGTACGTTCATAAAACCCTTTTCCTAAGTGTCCGGTGAAAGTGTCTTGTCCGAAATACACCATATCCATGAACAAAGGTGGGTAATCATGATTACGGTATTGCTTCTTAACCCCTTTAAGGGTATTAGCAAGTTGCCCTAGTAGTGTGTCTTGCCGATAAGCTAATTTATATTCTTTTTGTACAAAAGCTTTGATTGGTGGCATTGCATTTGGCTGTGCTTTAAACACAGAAATCATTTCTATATCTTGAGCTTCTCCTACTACTTCCACTATATATAACGGGCGTTCTTTATTGGTGACACAGGTTTTTCCTTGTAAGCGCATTTCATAAATAACGCCCCTACGGATTAATTTAGGGGCGTTGGTTAGGTCTACAAGGGCTTTGTTGTTTTCTTCCAACTAACATCAGTCCTTCATGTTTTTTGCTGTACGTTGTACAATATATCGTATCATAAGTGTTTTAATAACAGTGAGTAAGAAGCGTGTCACCAAGTCCTGAATGATTAATAACAGTACAACTACTAAAATAATAATCATAGATGGTGCATGACTTACTGCACTATCTAAGATAAAGTGGGTCATAATCGGTTTTAAAATAGTAGAAGTTAAAATAACTTTAATAATGAACTCTAAGACTAGGAACACATAAGAACTAGTCGGCAACGGGCTTCCACCCTCTGCTACCACTTCTCGTTCTCTATGCACGGTAACAGAATAGCCACGCAACATATTAAAGATTAATACGGCATAGACCACATTGAATATATTTTGCAAAATTTAGTCTTCCTCCTTATCTCGTTGAGTAATCGTCCACTCGTGTTTATAAGGAATAGGGATTGTAAACATTGGTCTAAATATTGGTTTAGTTGACAACATTTGAATGAAGTCCTCGAAAGTATCTACATACACAGTGCCATTAGCCCCTATAGAGATAATATCTCCAATGTAAGCAGTTCTGGTTACACCATCTACTGGTTGTAACTTAATCATAGTAGAGAACACTCCTAGCCCCAATAAGCGCCAATTAGAATGACTTAAATCAAGTAAAATGTCTGCATTATCTATCAGCTCACTGGTCACTAAGTAGGTGGTTACTCTTTCCCCTAAACGGGTACACGTTGTGGTTAGCTCTTGTCTCATAAGTTTTCTCCTTTATTTAAGAAATACGGTATGTTGTACAATGCCATCTAAATCTTTTCCTAAGACAAACATAGTCTGGCTAGGTGTTGTTTCTGGTAGTTTTAACTCTTTCGAGTAGTTGTTGGCTCCCATTGTGCTTGAGCAGACAATTTGTAACCGTTCATAATCTTCTTGTTGTACAGAATAATTATGCACGTGACCAGTAAGTAGAATATCTATTGGGTGGTCTTTCATTACTTTTGTAATGTTATCTCCTTTTCCTTTTAAATGGTCTCCGTGGTCTACGGCTATTGTTTTTCCACACGAGGTATACTCGGCGTAGTAAACATCTTTTCTATTATCATAAATCGTGACGTTTTGTAATGACCCAAGTTCTTGTGCTAATAACAAGCTATCTAAGATTAAGTAGCCGGCATTGTCATTGTAAACTGCGTCTTTCTTATTGCCTTGAAAACGGTCGTGATTGCCACCTACCATATAATAATTCGTGGTTGTGAGTTGTGACACGTCTGTTAGAAAATCTAAAAGAAGTCTGGTGGCTTTGGCTATCTGCTCTGTTGCCGGAAACTCTGCTTCAAATGCTTGGTTCACATTCCGCATATTAATATGTTCGATAGTGTCCCCTAAGTTTACTACATTTATCTTAGTGACTTGATAAAGTTTTGCTATCTTCACAATCTGTTCTTGGTATTGATTAAGGCGGTCTCTTAGCTTAGTGAAGTTATAACCGCCTGTTCTGGTGTTGTAAACTAACGCTCCTACGTGCCAATCAGATAACATAACTGTCAGTTCACGTTCAGCGCCCTTAGCTTGCGTTCTAAGCGGTTTTAATGGTTTAGATGGAAGAATACACAGACCATCCTTAAAAGCGCTTAGAAGCTGTTTTCTGGACTCCTCAACGAGTAATTGTAAATAAGTTCCTTCACGTTGTAGTTTATTAAACTCTCGTTTATCTGCTAAGACTTTTTCATGTGTAATAGCATAAGGGGAAATAAGACTATCCACTTGTTCTTCTAACCCTATTTTAAGGTCGTCTAGTGTATAAGTACCTTGCATAAAGTCCATGAATACTTCACTATAAAGTGGTTTAGTATTCACTAACGCCATCAGGTCTTGGGCTTCTTCTTTATTAATCTTATCCAGATTAAATTCCTCACCTATTTTATTAATTTTAGGTAGGTTAGCTTTCCCAAATGTTTTTACACAGTAACCAATGATAGCTACTGTTGTGTAGTCTTCATTGGCTTTAATTGCTTTAATGTCCAAGTTAAATCCTCCAGTTGTATGTTATAAACTAAGTATAGCACACTCCCGTTTGTTTCCTTTATCTATAGTTTAGAATAGTTGTAAAGTATTGTTAATAGCAGAAGCCATCATATCTACTGTATTGTCTAACCAACACACAGCCGTATGCTGTTTTCCTTTAGCACTAGGCGTAAGTAATTTGCCATATGCCACAGCACTCACTTCACCGTAGGCGCGAATAGTGAACATATCCTGTTTTCCCGAATGACTTCCAAGGAATACAACACCGCTCTCATTATCAGCTTGCTTCATAGAGGTCATTAACAGATGAGCCAACTCATTGTTGTACCGTTCATTGTACGTCACACCCACTAAGACTTTTGAATTAGTGTGGAAATAGCTTACACGGTTAGGTTTATTAGCTAAGTCCATACAATAGTCATAGACTTGTTTCCCCCGTGAGTGTATTAAGTAGTTTAATGTACTGAATGGTGAGGCTTCATTGTTTGCTAAAACACTCCACCAATGAACACTGTTTTCTTCTAATGAGTAGTGTAGCCCTACAGCAGAAACAAATAATGGGTCTTCTGTCTTGTACGCATGGTACATTTGAATAAGGTTAAGAAATAACTCCATCCTTTTCTGGCTGTTATAATCAAAGTGAAAGAAGTTTCTTTGGTTTAACCACTCATATAGTAAGACTGTTGGGGATAGTCTTTCATGGTAGAGGTCTTGGTAATTAGTTGGTGGTCTGGTTTTAGATTCCTCACCATATGACCCTACCCGTAATATTTGCTTGGCGTACTCTACTTGGTTCCATTCCGTTTTGTCAAAATAAGAGTTCCCAGTAATGACTATATCTTCTGTCCCTATTAAGCTAGTGCTCTCTAGTGGTAACACAGGAACTTCGGTATAGTTTGCAATAATAGTTAGCTCTTTTGTTAGCGTGGCTTTTGTTTGTTTAATATAGATGGTCATTATAATTTGCCCTCCTTTGGTCTTATTATAACTCTTGTTTTGATTAAAGTAAAGCCATAATCTTATTATTTTCATTTGTTTCGGTGGACTGTAAGAGATGTCCGTATACTCGTTGTACCATAGAGGTGTCTGTATGTCCTAAACGCTTAGCTACCACCTGTAATGAAATTCCTTTGGGTGAACTACTCACCACTTAGCTAAACCTAACGGTTTCTTACGCTTGAAGTGGGAGCTTCTTGGGAATAGAGCGTACTTGCAAGCGTATTTCTTTGCTCACAGCGGTGTCTCTTATTTACCAAGCTATCCCCGTAGTTCCTACGGTTCTTGATTGTACCTAAGCTAATGATTGTATTCTTAGACCTTCGGTCAAGATATTGATACTAGCGTTGATGTCTCGGTCGTGTTGAGTATGACAAATAGGGCAAGTCCATTCTCGAATATCAAGAGATTTCTTACCATCTTTGTGTCCACAATTCGAACAGATTTGGCTAGATGGAAACCACTTATCTACTTTGATGATTTTCCGACCGTACCAGTCAGCTTTGTATTGTAATTTAGTCACAAAACTAGACCAAGAAACATCCGAAATACTTTTTGCTAGTTTATGATTACGCAACATACCTTTTGTGTTTAAGTCTTCAATACAGATGATATCGTGATTTTTGATAATTTCTGTACTCAACTTATTCAGAAAATCAGTACGTTGATTCATTACTTTTTCATGCAATCGTGCTACTTTTCGTTTTTGCTTTTGGTAGTTTTTAGCTTCGAATAGATTGATACCTTTCTTTTTAGCTAAAAGACCGCGTCTTGACAACTTACATTGTTCACGTTTTAGTTTCTTTTCCATTTTGGATGTGAATTTATTATTATCAATTTTTTGTCCGTCAGAAAGAATTGCAAAGTCAGTAATACCTAAGTCAATACCAATCGCAGACTTCATCTTAGGTAATTCGTTAACTTCTTCTTTGCATAACAGAGAAACATAGTATTTACCGCTAGAATGACGTGAGATTGTAGCGGACTTGATAATCCCTTTAGGCTGTCTATGAAGTTTAATTTTGATTAATGATTTTAATTTAGGAACTTTGATAAGTCTATTATCAATCAAAGAAATTGTTCCATTTTGATTATTCGTTGTATAACTCTGAACAGGATTTTTCTTACTCTTGAAACGAGGAAATCCAATGGATTTATCCCGAAAGAAATTCTTGTATGCTTTATCTAAATTAAGTTGTGCATTGGCTAAAGCAAGGCTATCAACTTCCTTCAAAAACGGAAATTCTTTCTTGTATTTAGCAGGTGTCGGAAAAGTCATTGTTTTAGAAGAATCATTTTTTACTTCTTCATACGCCTTTATTCGGTCATTAAGCATTAGATTGTAGACCTTACGGATGCAACCAAAAGACTTAGCAAAGAAAATTTCTTGTTCTTCTGTTGGATATAATCTAAACTTATATGCTTTTAGTCGTTCCATAAGGCTCACCTACTTTCTATTTATGATTATTCCCTTGATTCTGAATATATTTCTTTATAACGTCAATCGGTGCACCACCAGTAGTCAAAAGACAGAAGCTTTTAGACCAGAACATTTCCTTCCAGAGAAATTGTTTTACTCTTGGAAAGTCACGTTTTATCAAACGAGAACTAGCACTTTTATAGGCATTGATGAATTTTGTTAATTCCGTTTTTGGTTGAGCTTTGAACATGATGTGAATATGGTCTTTATCATGATTCCACTCAACTAAAGTAATGTGATACGATTTTGAAATTCTTTCAAAAGTATCTTTAGCATAATCAGATATTTCATCATCAATCACTTGTCTACGATACTTCGTTACTAAAACAAGGTGGTAATAAAGAAGGAATACTGAATGATTATTTGTGTCTAATTCCATGTTATATCAACTCATTTCTTATATAGACTGATTATAACATAAGATAAAATAAAAAGTCAATATTGCCTTAACTGTCGGTTTTCGAGTTACCAACGGTAACCCTTATACTGAACGGCATTCATCACCCACCTATAGAGGATGGGCGACTTCTGCCTAATTCTGTTAAAAGGTAGGAAGCATGTGTATGGCGTAATTTATGGAACGCTGACACTCCACACGACTAAAGTCGTGGGGTTCTTAGGTAGTACACCCTAACAGGTGCAAATTTACTAAGCTATCCCCGAAAGTCCTTCGGTTTTAATATTTACGCTTGTCCAAGATAATATAACGGGGTATAGAACCCTATATGTGGGTGCTACTACGATAAAAGATTCGTTTATATATAAGAAAGGGTTTGTAGGGTCTATCTCCACACTAGGTAGAGATAGCTTTTCTACAAACCTCTTAACATTGCCTGTTAAACTTAAGTAGGCAACTAACATATTTAAACTGCCAACTTAGCAATCAAGTCAGGTCTAAACCCTGAGAATGGCTCTCCTACAGGAGGGACTACGAAAGGTGCCTCCATAGCACCTTGGTTGACCGCCTCTTCTCTATACTCGTCATTAAGGTCAATATGTCTCTCTTCATACTCTAACCCTAATTTTTCTAACTCTTTCTTAGTAAAGGTACATTGTCCGCACCCTGCCTTAGAATATACAATAACTTTACTCATTCAAAACCACCCTTATTTAATGTATTACTTTATATAATCTTTCTGTCCTACCTCTATTTGAATTGTTTATGGATGATACCCCTATAGTCACCTCTTTGCACCAAAACTCCTCAAAAATGTCCTCAGGCATATCATACTCACTAATAAGCACTGTGTTATTCTCTGCCATTTGTACACACCACTCATAAAATTCATTATGAGAAAATGTGTCCCGATAACCTAAGGTACTTTTATAGGGAGGGTCACAATAAATAACGGCACCCGATACTGTTTTAGGGTCATAGTCCTTATACGAGCCTAACCCAAATTTTATACCCTTTAAGTTAGGAGCTTGGTTAATAATATTACGTATACCTTCACTAGACATGTCACGTTTACCCTTTCTGTCTCTAGCAAACCCGCCAAAGTATTTAGCCCCAAATGTAGCACAAAAACCTACTAAGCCAACGTACCAATCAGGGTAGCTATTCTTATTATCCCTAACATTGATATACTCGTCCTCAGTTATCGTACTAGGTAAGTTACTAATATTGTCCTCGTCTTGGACATAAACAAGTAGTGCAATAAGTTTCTCATGAACATCCGTCCCTATCTTAACTGGACTCTTAATCTTATCAATCATATTAGCCCCTCCAACGAAGGGCTCTATGTACATTGTAGTATCCTCCGTTATATATGATTGAATTATTGGTGCTATTTGTTTACTCAGCCTGTTTTTACTTCCTACGTATTTCATGTTAAACCTCCTAGATAAAGTCGTCTGAAAATACTTTGTCCACTAACTCTGTTAAGTAGTTTAAAGTTATTTCACCGTCATTTTCTTCTAACCACTCATTATAAGCGGAAAGGAACCACAGCATGTAGGTTGTGTCCACTCCGATTAATTGCTCCCTTAAAACGTCAGGGTTTTTCAAATCTAACTCTTGTAGCTGAAATACCATTTTAAGAATCTGACCTGCGTTAACAGAGAACCCTCTTTGAATAAACTTACGCATACGGAATAGAGAACATAGTGGAAACTTAGAACCTGTGTATACTAGCTCATGAGTCATCATAGACACAAGGGCTTCCTTAGGTAAACCTAATTCTTTTTCTTTAGGGTCATACCAACAAGTACAATGAACGAAATCAAAGTTCTCATGTATTTGTTCAGGAGAACCAACAAACCTCAATATAAGCTGTACTTTACCTGTTAAACTAATTGCGTTGTCTGTAAAATACACTGGTTTGTGTCTAGTTTCCTCAGTGTCCTCCACATTAGTATCTTCATCAGTTGTAGGTTTCAAGTCCTCATTTTTAAGTAACTCAGTATCTTGTGCCACACCTGACGATTTTATAAATACTTTTATCGGGTCAGTTGCTCCTTTAAATTTATGTGCGTCTGCCACATCAATATCTACACTCTCGCCTTCTCCTCCATATCCCTCTACGGAGGACGTTGTAATATCAGCATACTGTAGTTTAACTGATTCTTTGTTTTTCTTTTTATTAAACATTTTAGCATAGTAATCTGCGACTATAATAGCTGAGTACGTGTCCCTAAAGTATATATCTAGGTCGTTCAAATCACCTACCATAAGTAAGCTAGCAACAGCACCTCCTGTTACGAATGTGCCGTCTTTAGCTACTTTTCTTACTTCTTCGTCTGTTATAGATTCTAGCCATGCTTTGTGTTTTCTACCTATAATGCTTTTTACAGTTTTAGTTTTCATAATTATCTCCTTTTATCATATTTTAATTAATAATACCATAAAAGAGATAATTTGTCAACTAATTACTTTATATGTTTAACTCTAGCGTCAATCTCTTTTTTACGACCATACGCATTAGGTCTAGCTTGTGGTTGTCCTAAATCCTTTATACCCTCGGTTTCCCGATATTTATTAGGGGCATAGACTATACAATCACCTAAACGGTGGCTATATTATAGTCGTTGAACGTTATCTATGGTTAACTTTTTATATTTTTCATATTTACGGTCTAGATACACAGTAGCATTCCTGTACAGTATAGTTAACGCCATTCTAGCGTTGTTACCTCCTAGAGAGATATAGAAAATACCTTTAGCCCTGTATAACTGACTTTTAGACTTTGGTGCAATTATCGGCTTAACCACTGACAAGAGTTGTTCAGTACCTAGCATAGAAAACCTAACTCCTGATTTGCTGTTGTATACTGAACCATCTCCATCGAAGTAACCTCTAATAAAGTGGTTAACTAGATTATCGTCTAGTTTAGGAAACTTTAGTGTTTTACTTTTGTTGGGTGTTAGCCCCTTGTCTAGTAAGTCATTATACATTTTTCTACTAGTAATGTTTAGTACACAATACTTGTAGTCTTCACCGCTGTATGAGCTACTATTGCTAGTATACACATGAATAGGGATGTTACTGCTTAAACTTGAGTTTAATTTGTGTAAGTGGTCTATATCCTTTACAGATAACTTCACGCCTATAACTTTCCCGTTAGTAACGTACCCATCAGCCATGAGAAAACCTAACCAGTAAGCTTTATGCTCTGTGTTTATAACCTCAAAGTAGTCGTCATCCCAAGTATAAACCTTACCATTAGACTCTACCCCTCTAATAGAAATGTTATTCTCTAGTAGCACTCTCTTTATTACAGATGTGCTTACTGAAAACTTACTGGCTATTGCTTGTTGACTACTTCCTGCATTGTAACTTGTTAGTATAATTTCTATATCTTTATCCGTAAATATTTTCTTTTTTACCACATGTGTACCTCCTATAAGTTAGTTATACTTATAATATAGCACAATGGAGTTTAACTGAGCCATAAATCTTCGATGCGGATTTCCCATTTATCCACCCTTAGCACCTTTGTGACAAGGCTTTTATTTCAGCTTAGGTAATCTAACTAATTTTTTCTGCTTTCGCAACGTTCACGCTCACCGTTTCCAGTCACGTTGTAATTTAGTTAGCTTTACGTATTTCCAGCAATTCAGTTTCTTCATTGGGCAATATGAGTTTTTGTATTGCCTCTAAATGCAAGTTTCCCTACATTCTTACAGTACGTCTACGGGCTATCATCCACACGGTTTTAACCGTGTGGGTTTTCTCGCCCGCAAATTCTATAAGTGGTCTGGTACACCGCAAGCGGTTAAGACTCTTCTTAAAGTTTCGTTCACTGTAGAATTAACTGGGTTACGGTCTGTGGCTACAAAGTAAGGGGCATGTGGTTGAATTGTGTCATAGATGCTTCGCCACTGCTCAAATTTAGCTAAGAGAGTTAACCAATCTTGGTCAATTACAATCGTTCGTACACTAGATAAGTTCTTGGTTGGGGCATAATCTTTGGTATATTTATAATCCCAAGTCTTATCAATTCGGATTGTATTATTGTTGATTGAATCCTGATTTAGTCCTAGAATTTCAGATAAACGAGCACCAGTCTTTAGGGCTGTGTAAATAGGGAACATATAATACTGGATAGCGGTTTCTCTAGCCCTCGGTTTCCCTTGGGTATTAAAAGAAACTGGTTCCTTGGTTAAGAATGTGTTTAACCATGCTTCTGTATAAGAGACCACTCTAGTGTACTCATCTACCTCTAACTATTTCTTGGCATTTCGCTCATTAGACAGTTCTAAGATAGTCATTTGGTCGTCCTTACTGGTTAGAGTGATACGTTTATAAGGGCTTACTGGGATATAATTATCAATTACTGCGTCCGATAAGCATGATTTTATGTAGTTACTTTCTGTTTTTACTGTTCGTTTACGGTGGGTTAGCCCGTAGTCTTGCATATACTGCTGAATATCTTTACGAGTAATTTTAGTGAGTTGTAGTTGCCCTAGATTAGATTTAGCTAATCGGTCTCCTGTAATCGTGTATTTTTCTAAGGTTGCTAATCCTACATTAGGTTTCTTGTATAAGTTTACCCACTCGTTATACCACTCTGTCATTTTCATGTTATTTATTCTCTCCTTCTTTGTTTTAAGTACAAGCGTAGTATAACAGTATTTATTAGTGTTGTCAATACTAATGTTAGAGTAAAATAAAATGATTAGTTGTGTGAACTAATCATTCTATTCTTCATGCTATTTAAACAACAAATTTCGTTGTTGTAAAACGAGAGGAACTAACGGGAACTGATGTACAGCAACGTGTGGAAACGACTATTTACGTAAGAAATAGAATCATTGCTAAATCAATTGTTAAAAACACTTATATTAATCCGGCAAACGGAAATGAAGATTACCAAGAGGGGAATGCTGTATTCACTACAGCACCCATCGCAATTGCCGTCAAAGAAGTTTCGATAGCAAAATATGAAAAAACTACATATGGAAACATTGCTATGAGTTTTTATAAAGCTATTCCACCGTCTGGTTTTGTGAATACTCTTGTTGTTACCACAGATGGAGAAACCAAGGAATCTATGTCGTTTACAATTGATGAGAGTATTAATTATATCCGCTTTAGTCCTGATGCAAATAACGGCGACTATAATTTTAAATTCAAACTAGTATCTGGAACTGAAATAGGCGGAAGAACACTAGCTCCAGAGGACATCTTAGCTAGCTAGTATACTTTCAGCTGGAATGGTCCAAATGTATGAATCTTCCGAACTACCTTTTCTTAAAGAAAGCTTGCGTGCCTGACAGATAACTGGTAGATTGCCATCATTTTGGGTAATCATGACCAGACCGAGGGTCGTAGAATTTTCGGTTGTCAGTACTGTCGCGGTTGTGATACCCTTGCTTCCATTTTTCACTTCTTGATTGCTTCCCCAATCTGCAACTGTGCCATCAGAAAGATGGGACTGTAATTGTACACTTAAAGGCAATGTGTTAGAAGGCGCGGTATTATCAATTTCTATGCTTGCCGTATAATTTTCGTTAGATTGAACATTGAGTAGTTCAATCTCCCCATTGTTCCAACCAGTAAATTTATATTCAACCCATTTTGAGGTACTAAGTAAACTAGTTAAATTGCGACTATACACCACTACCCCCTCACGCTCAACGGCACCACTAGTAGCTACAACATCTCGTTTTACAACGTCTAACGGTTTCACTGTTAACGCGCCTGTATCGTCCTTCACACATTGGAACCACACATAGTCAGAGGCGGTGTCTGTTGGTTGCACTTTATATAAATGTCCTTCGATTAATTTCATGCGGTTACTCCTTTTACCATAGTAAGAAAGTCAGTTTGAGATAACGAGTGAACAACACTATCCGTATCACTTGCCACACCGTCCACTGTTATATTAAGACTTTGTTTACTAATGATTTCTGTATTTTCATAAATGTCTTTTGGTGCATAAGTAAAAGTAATTAAGTCTGTAGTAGCCCCTTTAATCACTTTGTGTTTGTTGCTATATTTTCCACTATCTGCGTCCATAGTCACAATAAGACTAGCTGTTCTATCGGGGGCAGTGAAGCTGAAGTTCCCTCCGGCTACTGTGGTTGTATTTTTATCTTGTTTTAACATGGTGCCACCGTCACCATACCATGTGAAGCTCACATTGCCCGTCCCAGCCGGTAGAATGCAACTATAGACCATCCCACTACTGGCTTTAATAGAACCGGTTACAAAGGAAGCTGTGGCGTCTACGATAGCGCCTGTAGCGTCCACACTCTTTAACGGTGTCACACCACCGGTCACAATTAAGTTTTTACTGTACACGGTTTTACCGTCACTGGATTGGATTAAATCTACTGGTGTCACTTGTCCGTACACACTTACATAATACACAAACTTACTAACGGTATCTGCCGGTTGTACAGCATACAATAAACCGTCTGTAGCAAAGAAGCTATCGGCATTGTTTATGTGGGTCATAAAGTCGGTCTGACTAATGGAAATAGTCTCATACTTCCCATTGCTTACTACACCGTCTACTGTAATGAAATAATCAGTCAGTATAGGTAAAGCAGTAAATCCCGGTACGTATTGTTTTAAGCCGTCACTCGTTCGTTTAACATAGTAACTATTAGGTGGTACAACTTGCCTACTCAATAAACCAGAAATTACTAGTGAAGTTTTATCCCCACTAGTAATTAGTTTATTGGCAGAATCGTATAATTCGTATTTAGCCAATTGTTATTGTCCTTTCTATCATTCTATTGGAAATATATCGTTATAAGCCGGTGTCCATACTATAGTGGCTGAATCATCACCAGTAGTTGGGATATACAGCTTATAACCTGATTGTGGGTCTAATTCTGGTAAGGTAATCTTGCCGTTAGTGTCAGTCATAATTGTTCCGATTAACTCTTGTCGTTGCTCATACTGCCCATATGAATCCTCATCAGTCGGTGCCACTACTTCATAAGAGTAATAACGGACTAAATCATAATTCGTATCAGCCAGTAGAACATCTGGCGTACCTGATTTAGGTAGCCAGTTTCTACGATAGTTGTTAACCTCCCCTGTCTCTAATACAAGATTTATCTTTTTAATGGGTTTATCGTCCACAAGCAATAAATCGTCTACGTCATAAATGTAAGGGAGTGAGTGCAAACCTTGCGCTTTATATATGTTATAGTTGGTTAGATTGCATGGCTGAATTGTGTATTTTGTCATACTTCTAAACCGTTCCCTTCACTTGCTACTGTCGTATCAACCATTGCTAAAAAGTCTGCTTGTGAAACTGTCTCTACGTCATAGTCCCCTGTTTCTACTACACCATCTCTAGTAATTGTAAGGGGTTGCTTAGGGTGCTGTAACTGTTACTGCACATACGGCTGTTTTAGCTCCGTCAGTTGTAGTTACCGTTACATTAGCTGTACCAGCCGCTACCCCTGTGATAGTTCCATCAGTACCTACTGTTGCAATTTTTTCATCACTAGACTTGAATGTCATAGCTTTATTGGTTGCATTCGTTGGTGCGATTGTTGCTGTTGCTTTTACTTTAGCGCCTACGTTTACAGAAGCAGTGGCTTTGTCTAAGGTTACACCTGTTACCGTAATGACTACAGCTACTTTATCACCATCTACTAAAATTTCTTGTACACATACGTTATAAGCCGGGAAGCTGAACTCGTCATAAGCAAATTCTTTAAAGGCACGTAACGCTACATTTGTTGCGTCACTGTCTGCCGTTGGTGTGAATGTTTCAATTTTAGCTGGATTGTAACGGTCAATGTTCGTATTGAAAATAGCGTGAACTTTATCTGCTTCAATCAAAATGACTGGTGAACCGTCCGCCCCATCTTCTACAATTTGTTTTACTCCGTCTACGTCTTTCACGCTAAACGTGTGTTGATTAAAGATACCAGAATAACCGTCTCGTATCGTTTTTACTACAATGTTACCGGCAATGCCAAAGCCGGCTGTGTTAATTGCCTTATCAATTTCTGTATATCCCATTATTTATTTCTCCTTTTGGTCAACTGGTGTGTCTAGTGTAGGAAGTGTTTCCGGTACTTTATCAATAACAGCGTTCATGACTTCTGCCGTAGCATTTGCCAACTGTTGATTAAAGACCTTTTTCGTTCCTACAGCTTTTGTACCAGCTGTATTTTTACTTTTACCATATTTCGTAACTGGTGAATCTTTATACCATGCCCATAGTGCTGATACTCCAAGTACAGCATATGACACATAAGTATAGATGTCGGTGTCTGAAAATGGTAAAGGATTGTGTCCTGTAGCTGTGATTGCCGAGTTTATAAAGGTTACAGCTGTTACCCCTAAACGTACATAAGCTATCTGTGTATCAGTCAACTTAGTTGTCAAGTAAAAGACCTCCTAGCGGTTTTTGTTTACAATGATAATATATTAGGTACACTTATTAAGACACAGAAAAGACTGATTTATTTTAAAAAATCAGCCACTTGGTCTCTTATTTTTTTAATTAATCTGCGAGTGGTACGGTAAGGTAAATCGTATTTATCACTTGCATAGACTACTAACTCCTTATTTGAGAAGTTTCCACTAGCCATTAAGGTGAGTAAATCCATTTCAGTAGAGTTTAGCTTCACATGAGTTTGAATATCACAGAACAAGTCTTCAGCTTCCACCGTGTTATCTACATAAATGTGTTCCCCCACTAAGAGTTCTTCCACCTCATTATCCGTACCGCCTAATGTCTCACGGTGCATATCACGGAAGTAGTTTTTAATGAACACATGTTTCACTCGTAGGTTTAATACTTTCTTCACATAACCGGCAAAGTCTACTTCACCATTAATCTCATACTCTTTACACAATCGGATAAATTGCTCATTAATGTATGCCATTAAATCATCTTTTGCAATGTCGGAATTAAACTTGCTTTCATGGTCACGGAAGATACGCCATCTTAGATTTCTGTATTGGTAGAACAAGCGGTCAGCGTCTCTCATAAAAACACCGTTTCCACCCTCTTCTGTCACAAACCGATTCCCATTACGAATAATAGCTTGCTCCTTTGAAATATCTCTAGGCAAAGGCTTTCTCTCCCTTAAACACTATTTTAGGTATCTTAGCTAATCGTGACCCTTTTTCCGGTTTAATTAAATCGGTGTAATGAACCGTATAAGGAACTTCTACCCACTCATCATGATACAATCTTCTTTCATGGCATAAGCACCAACGGTCATATACGCTCGTTACAGCCACTTTAACCGAGCAAGCATTACTTATATCATTAAGTTCAATCAACACCTCTGTGTGGTCGTCTAAGGCTTTCTGGAAGCGTTCCTTAATTGTTTGTAGTGAACTTGGTAGAATAACCTCATTTACTTTAGCGTCAATCATCAGTAATTCTGATATAGTGGCACCTATTGTATTGTCTTGCTTCATTTATGTTCCTCCCAATATACTAGAAAAAGGCAAGCATTACGCTCACCTTAGCCTAGAAATTACTCTGCCGGTTCTTCAGCAAGTTCAAGTTTATGTTTTTCTTCGTACTTTTCTCGTAATCCGCTAAACCATGGAATACTATCTATAATTAAATTCTCGTTATCTAGTGGGGCATACCAGTGAGGGAAACTAATCATAATCTCTCTTTGGTAAATCTCTTTCGCTAACTCGAAGTTTTCTTTAAGGAAGGGTACTACATCTTTTCCATATAACTTGAATTTTTCTTCACCATCTTCGTTCACATATACTTTCCATGACCCACTTGATTTAATCAAGTTGTATTGGTTGGTATTGTTAGCAGAACGGTAAATGTTTTGTTCAAAATCTAAACCAGATTCAGCCATTAGATAAGCTTCTGCTTTCTGGTTTGGTGTAGATACTTTTGATTTCTTCGTAATAAATCGTGCAATGTGCCCTACATATGATTCTTCTGTTTTACCAAAAGCATTTTCAATAGACTCTTTAATTTGTGAAGCCTTTTTAACTTCTAACCTTACGGTTGCTACATGGTGAAAAGCATGACCACCCGGCGAATCCACAGACCCGAACATAGAACCCATTTCATCTCGTGCTTGGTTGATTGCAATCATGCAAACATTTGTTGCATTAATAAGCGGTGCTATCTGTGTAGTAAAAGCAGATAACGCCTTGCTCTTTATCCCGTATGTTACGATACAATTCGTTAGATTGTACCTTCTATATGTCACCATATAGGGCAGACTATATCATATTCTGTATCGTTACTTACAGAACCTCCCTTTTTCCAATTCACTTGAATTGTACTCTACTCACTTCTCCACCAATACCTGTAATATTAGTTTCTGTTTTCGATAGTCGTTGCACATTACAACTCGCATTGTCTTTGCTCATGATTATCTATTTTTGATAGACTTTCCATGAATTAAAGGAGTTTTCTGCAATTATTACTAACTGCAGGGGCTAATCAATAACCCGGTTGTTTATTCGCTAGTTCTTTTTCTAATTCATTTACACTAGGTGTTTGTGCTACTGAATCCCATATCAATAAGATAGGGGTTTGTGCTAAAGCAAACTTAGGTAAAATTTCTTTTAAGGTTTCCCCTACAAATTCTACTGTAAGTGCTTCTTTAGGTTGCCCTGTTACTTTGTCTCGTTCAGGTTCTAATAAAAACACCCTATCATGTTCTGGGTCAGTACCAATAGATACCCCCAGTTCTCTAGCACGGTCAGGGTCAGCAGTCCCCTCTACGTCTACTAGAATTGTAATACCATTTAGGTATTGCATCATTCTGATTAGCTGTAATGCAAATGTACTATTATGGTTTACGATAGACTCTGCAATGAAGCTATGTGTTTCTGGCATCTCTACATCATAGGTTGGCTCTGGGTCTACATCATCAATAGAAATGACTTCGTCATAATAGTAATGTTCATCAAGCATAGCATCAATATGAGCGGCTAATGCTGTGCTACCAGTAAACTCTGTATACTCTGCTACTAGTTCTTTAGCTTTTTTACGTGAAAGGTGATGTTTAGTTACTTGGTCTAAGTTAACTGATTTAGCAGTACGACTTTTTGGTGAAGTGCCTTTAATTAGTGCAACACCTAAAGAGCCTAATGGTACTGTATCATGATTGGTACTGTTCACACTAGCATACTCACGAGTCTCTAAAACAGCTAAGCAGTCTTCAGAAACATAAGGAACAACGTCTAAGAATTTTAAAATGTCAAACCCTGTAATGGATAGCCGGTAATACTTATTGTCTGGGTAAGCCTTAACTACTTTTTCACTAAAGAAAGAGATAACCCCCAAGTTTTTCAACATCAATTGTACTGAATGGAGTAGGTCTCTTGACGCAGAAGAGACTTCAATAGTACCTTTATCAATGCTTGACTCACACTCAAAGTATCCTTGTAAGAATCCAATTTGTGCTTCCATATCACCTAATTGGATACAGTTAGGTACAACTTTATCTTTAGCTACACCAACACTCAATCCGTATCTAGTGTAAAAACGTTCTAGTCTTTCCTTACCATTAACATGTAAGCTAATACTTCCGGGTGAACTATCTTTTGTATACTCTTTTACAATAAAGCCATATTCCATTAAGAATGAAGCGACTTTTCCTAACAAATATTTGTTATTATTTGTAAATGTAAGTTTAGTCTTACCAAACGAACCGTCAGCTACCAGACAACCTAATGCAAACGCATCAGTAGAAGAGAAATTAGTGTGACCCTCAATGCGGTCACCTCGTCTTGTTACTAAGAAATCTCCTACTTTTAGGTCTTGCGCTTTACGCCAAACATGAACTCCATCTTCCATAACCAATAATGGATGGTTAAGTGTAATCTTTTGAGATAACCCTGTACGTGTAGTTACTTGTTTTAAAGCACGAACACCATTAAATGTTAGTTTAGATGTATGTTCAACTTTACCATACCGATTAATTAGTGGAACTTGGGCTTCAATTACTTTAGTTGTATTTACTAAAGGATACCCGGCTTCTTCAAATATAGTCCCAAGTGGTTTGTATCCACTTGGTGTTAGAATTACTGTATCTTTTGAAAGACATTTACCACTGGCATTAATACCGAAAACCTCATTAATTCTACCGAATGGTAGTCCTCCACCTAAGATATAATCTAATTGTGGAATACCAGTTGGTAATCTATCGTGAATAGCAGATTGTTCTGTATCTTGGTATAAAGTCACTCCAAGTTTTTTGCTTAAATCTACTACAGAATCGCCATCATTAAATGACGCTTTACTTGCTCTTGTTGCCATATCTTATAACCTCCTAAAAATTAGTGCTTGCAAAACTACTAAAGCTATCGTATAAGAAAAGGGGAAAGCTCCCCTTAATCTCCTTTACATTACACCCATATTAGCTAGTAAGTCACTAACACTAGGTACATTGTTATCCGCTACCGGTGCTTGTTGTACGGGTTGTTGTACAGGTACTTGTTGTTGTTGCACTGGTTGTTGATTCACCACTTGTTGTACCGGTGCTTGTTGTACAGGTTGTGCCGGAATTACAGGGTCTTTTGCAAATGGTAATTCATCATCTGTAATAGGTGTGTTATTGTAATTACGGTTAGGTTCTGGCGCAAAGTTAGGTACTACATTCTGTGGTTGTGTGAAGTTTGGTGCTTGTGCTGTTTGAGTTTGAGCACTAGCTTGATTGTTATGAGGGACACCGTTAATAGCGTCAATCATATAATCTAAGAAATCACCATTGAAATCTTGTGTAGGTTTCGCTTGATTTGTTAGATTTTCTAAGCTATTTTCCCAACCATCAGGTAAAGCCCCTAAAGGATAGCCAGAATGTACTTGTACACTGTAGCTCATTGTTCCGGGTGCTGGACGTGAAATAGAGACAGGGTATGCCGCCAAAGCACTAATGAAACTATATTCAGCAACAGAAGGGTCAATCCCTTGTTGGTTTAATGCGGCTGGACGATTAAACGTATTGCTTAATTGTTCATTTAAAGCCGAACAAGCGGAAAATGGTAGTTCCATCACATGGACTTCTAAATTGCCTTGTGCGTCACGTTTTTCCATCATAGCGCCGGTACCAGCGTCTTGTATGACTGGGACAACATTTACTAAGAATAATTGTTTAGGTTTCGTGTTAGGGTATGACGAGTAAGCCGTACCATTGGCTTGCCATTTCGCTAACTCTACATCTACTTTAGAATCTGTAGTAGGTAATTCTGGTAATACAACATTGGCACTTAATGTTTCTTGTGGGTTGCTTGGTTTACGAGTGTTTAACCAAATAGACCGGATAGGTACGTTATAGTTATCACCGGCAACAACTGGTGGTAAGATACGTACAGTATAAACAGGTGTTTTCTTAGAGAAACGTAACATTGGATTCTTCAAGTCTTGTGAAGGGTAATGTACGTCATTACGGGTATTGCTAAATTTTGCTTCTTGCTCTTGGCGTTGTTTGTTTAATTCGTCTAAAAAACTCATGGTTAATGTGATTTCCTTTCGGTAGGGTTAACCTACACTGTTAATTTAGTTGGGTCTAGTTGAGTTGTGTTGATTGGGTTTACTTTCTTAGAGAAGTCATTTTCTCTCCGTAGTTCTGCACCTATTTGAATAAGCATATCTCTACGGTGTTCAAATGCTTTCACTGTATATTGTAGTTTTCCTACGATATACTTTGTTTTAAGCAATACCTCTGACAATTGTTGATAAGTTGGGTCTAATTGAATACCGGCTTCTATCTGGTCTTTCGTTGGTTTAGTGACTCCGGCATTCACATATTGGACTCTTGTTGGTTCGTACAAAGAAGCTCTGCAACGTTCTAAGGCTAATGCGTCAGATTCTTGTTGTAGCTTCATACGCTCTAGTAGACTAGTCCAATACACGTACTTTGCCGGGTGACTATAAAATTCTTCTTTAACATTAAATCCATTAATGTTTAGTTCTTGCTTCAAAGAGTAGGTTTGCAACTCTCCATTAGCGTCTATCACTTTAATTTCATCAAAGTCTAAAGAAGGCACTCGTATTTCCATAACAACACCACCTTTCCTACATATTATAACATACGTTTGCTAATAATGGAACAGGTAAACGAAAGTTTTTTAACTTATTTTCATAGCTTCATAACTTGGTTTCGCTTGTTCTATTTGTTGAATGGCTTGGTTATATTGCTCGTCTGTAATCTTACTACAATCTCGGTAATCACGTAGAGTGTTTAGTGCTCGTTGGTATTCACAATACCCTTTTAATGACGTGAACTTATGGATTTCATCTAAATCAAAATCCACCATATCATTGTACGTTAACCCAATTTCTGCGTCTGCTTTGATTGGGTAACGGATTGTTTTTCCTTCCCACTCTACAAATAAGAATGGAATAGGTAGTTGTTCCATAATAGTTTTACAAGCTGGGATTACTTCATCTACTTCATCTGGTGGACAATCTATCAGAATACTATCGTGAACGGTGATAACTACTTTAGCTCGTCTATTGGTTAATCGTAAGTAATCGTCTATTAATACCAATGAGTAGTTAGTTAAGTAGGCACCAGTTCCTTGGACTTGGGTATTTACTACTTTACGGATAGCTCCATTATAAACTTTACGGTCTTTAGAGAAAATATCTTGGATTAGTCTACGGTGTCCTTGTAAGGTTTCTACATAACCATCTTTCATAGCTTTCTGTTGTGTTCGTTCAATGTAATCCTTAACAGCCGGTTTACTAGCAAAATATTTATCAAAAATATCACTAGCTTCTTCTACGGTCATATTATTCTTAGCAGAAAAGCTTTGTGGGGTTTCTCCATAAATCAAACCGAATGCTACTTTCTTGGCATGGCTTCGCATATCTGGTGTTACTTCGTCTAGTGACACACCGAACGCTAAGGAAGCAGTCTCCTTGTGCATATCTCGTGTAGCGTCTAAGAACGCTTCCGTCATAGCTTTATCCATACTAACTAATCCTGTTATATGCATTTCTAGTGCGGAATAGTCTAAGTTAAATAATGCCCCACCCTCTTCTGCAAATTCAGAAATGAAGTTTCGTTTAATAGGGTGTAAATAATCAAATCGGTCTACATCACCGACATGGCTAGGCAATTGTTGTAAATTCGGGTTGGTGCTATTCAATCGACTAGTTTCTGTCCCTGTTTCACTGTAACCCCCATGAATCCGGTCTTTCCCACTTCTTATTAAAAGTAGTTTAGTGGTAAAACCATTACGTAAGGTGACTACTTTTGAGATATTGAGTAATCGCTGTGACAGTTCCTTAATCTCTTTTGTTGCCCCCTCATCTACTAGATAACCTAATACGTGCTTATCGGTCTTATAATCTTCCCACGTAAGGTCGTCTTCCTTAATACCGGCTTCAAATGATTTTTCCTTTAAGTTATTCTTATCATAAGGAACTTGGGCTTTTAATACAGAAAACATTAATCGCCCTTTATCTTCTGGACTGGTTGGGTTGAATTGGGTCTTATCTTTGTATTTAGAACGTAGTTTCACTATATCCGTATCACGTTCTTTTACTGGTTTAGCGAACTCGGTTACACCTATCTCATACAATTGTTCTTTTATACTCTCTACTTGTTTAACGGCTGGAAATTCTCTAATCTCTGCAGTTAACCTATCGGCTTCTGCAAAATAATCTTTTTCCAGTTGCTTGGTGTACTCTACGTCTAGTCTAATGCCATTAGCTTCGATTCTGGCTAATGCTCGTGCCAGTTTAGGATAAAATTCAGTAGCTAGTTTGTACATGCTAGTGGTTATCTTTACACGTTCAATCAGGTTATTATAAATTCTTAAACAACAGTCTACGTCCCCTGAAGCATACGGGTGCAACACCTTTAATGGAATCCATTCATAGTTAAAGTCTTCTGCTGGATTCACTTCATTGTGTAATTTAAAGGAAGCTTTAGTAGGGAACTTCGGCATAGCACCCTTCTTAGGTTTTACTGGTTTCGGGGTACGTTTCTTCTGGTCTTTATCCAATGACTTGTACTCTGCCACCTGTAATTTATAATCTTCACTGGCTAATTTGTATTCCTCATTAATTTTAAGTGTTGCTTCCTTTTTTGCTTTGTCCCGTTCTGCTAGAAATTCATCTAATTTATCTTTCTTATACTGTTTCTTGTAATCATCTAACGGTTGGTCATAACCGCCCATATCAGTAAATTCATAAGCTAAATCAGATAATTTAAATGAAGCTTCTAACTTTTGTACAACAGCTAAGTAATACATGGTTTTCGTATCACGACAATTGTTAAACACTTGGACTGGGGAAGTTAACATCAACCATTTCATATCGAACTTAGTATTGTGCCCCACTTTTACTTGTAGCTCATCTTCCATGAATCGTTGGATAAGTTTCCAAATAGCGTCTTGCTCCATCACGTTCCATTGGCGCCATTCCTTATGAAATAGTGGAAGAGTATAACCAGTACCCTCTTTATATGAGAAAGTGAACACTAGTATCTTAGCCCCTTCTACTTCTGCTCGTAGGGAATTGGTTTCTAAATCCCAAGCGGTAGCTGGTCTATTAGCATAGAGATAATCAAACTGCTCTTTCACTTTTTCATAGTTGTTCAAGAAAGTGTACTCTACTAATTTAGGGTTGAATAGTGATTCACCCTCACGGATAAATTTCCCAATTACTCGAAAATCTGCAATGGATAAATTCACCACATTAGGAGACATTTTAAGGAACTCTTGCGAAAAGGTAGGAAGACACCAGACTTGATAAACTTCACCGTCACTGGCTTGCAAATCTAGTTGTACTGGTTTCCCTCGTAAGGCAGATATTTTTGCCTGTCCTAGTAGCATTTTACACCCAATGTTCCCAGTAGGTAGTAGTAAGCTAGGTTTAGCCTTTACAATCTTATCAATCAATTCTTGTGTGTAAGCGTCTATTTCTTTTTTGGTAGGGTCTTTATACGACAATACTTTTCCGTTCCGGTCATTAATCTTCTTGGCTGGTGGGATTTTAGGGTAAGCGTAGGTGACTGCAAAGTCCTTTTTTCCTACCCCAATTTTACCTAAATGACTGACTAATACTTTCCCTAATTGGGAACCGGTATAATCTACTTTTACGCCATCTGGTGTTTTCTTTATGTGTTCTTGTCTAACATAATCTTGAATAAACAGAAGCATTCTGGTAACTCCTCCTTCATAGTTTCCTATCTATTATAACACTTGTTTCAGTCCGCGTCTATTGTTACTACAAAAAAGAGTTAGCAAAATGCTAACCCTCGGTGTTTAATCGTTCTAATGTCTTTTCAAATAGTGATAGGTGTTGCATTTTCACTACTTTCTTTTCTGGAATATTGTAATACTCTTTCTTTATCCCATCCCATGCTCGTTTAGGGGGTTTAGTTTCTACATTAAGTTTATAGAACTTATGACGCTTAATGGATATTCCTTGGGATAGTAGTTCACTCATTACATAGTCTTCTAGGTCTAACAGATGGTCTACGTCTTTTATAGTGAACTTACTTTGGCTTGCTATGATTCTAGCAATATCGTTTCTGTTTACGGTTTTTGGCATTATTTACCCGCCTTTTTTACTCTATGGTATTTATCATCACTGGCTAATCGAGTGAGTTCTACTTTTTCTTTCTCGGTGTCCGCTACTAAATAAATGTTCATTCCCCAGATAGATAATGAGACTTGGACTATTTTAAACCATTCAAACTTAAATTTCGTTTTCAAGGCATAATACTCTCCCACTTTATGGTAATACTTATAGTTTTCGTCTCTCATTTCTGATTTATGCAACATTGGGAAGCTGAATTGTACTTTATCGACAGAAGCTTTTAGGTCATGCAGACTGAATAATATATCATATGGGTTCACGTCTGGTAGTACGACTGGTACGTCTACTACTGTAGGGCAAGCCGTAAAGGTTAATTCTACATTTTTAAGCATTTCTTCTGGGTACGTTGGTTGTAACCCATAAATGACTTGGCTATTCAATCGTTTCCCTACGTGTTTCACAATATAATACGGAACTGGTGTATTAGTATAGAACGATACTTTTCCTCCATAACGGTACAACTTATTGATTAAAGTATCGTTATTGTACACTTCGTTAAATAACATATAGTGTGTTTTATTACGTGCTAGTAAAGTGAGTTTAGCTTGTTCTGCTAACTCGTCCATTTCTGCTTCTATCTCTTTCTCATTCAACCGTGTCACTTTCACAAAGTTATTTATGTCAGCTAAGGTTGTGACTTTAAAGTTATAATAGCGGTCTGAATTGTATAAGTTTAACCGCTTTTGTCTTGTTTGTTTAGGCAATGCCATAATGTTGTTTCCTCTCGTGTCATGTATTAGTCTTATACTCTAATTATAACACATAAGTAAAAAAGACCGCACTAGGTAGTGAGGTCTCGATTACTGGCTATTCAGCTTGTGTTACTTCATAAGAAGCAATTGCTTTTACTAACATAGCATATGCCCAGCCTAATTGCTCATATTGGGTTAGCACTGGGCTGTTCATAGTTAAGATATAATACGTGTCTACCATATGGCAGAAACAAGTATGTGGAAGTTCCCCTACTGTATCTTGCTCAAAGGATAAATCCTCTAGGTCACTGAATACCTGCAAGGCTAACCCTTTTTCAGTGTAAATACCACCCCAAAGGTGCCCGTTGTCTTCTACCATAGTTTCAGCCACCACATCACCAATGAATCCGGCAAAGTTTGGGTCTGGTAAATCAATCACACGTTTTAAATAAAACTGTGCTTTCTTCAAATCTTCTAATCCATTTTTGAATGGGCTTCTCAACAAATACTTAATCACGTTTCCCAAGAAGAAACATTGTCCTTCACTTAACTCGTAAGCTTCACCTTTTGCGTGTAAAACATCTTCGATAGCGTCAATCACTTCTACACTATAAGAATTATAATGTTTTGGGCGCGTTACTGCATTGTATTCCAAATTAAAAAACTCCTTTATTTCTATTATAACCCACTTAGTAGATTGTCAATACTGTGTGAGTAATCCTCTTCTGCGATATGGTCTTCTTCTACATAATCAGCACTAATACGGGAATCTTTTACCCAATCTTTCCAATCCTTATGAACACTAATACTTACAAAAGTTTCTTTTGGTGTTTCTACCATAGCCTCCTGTGTAAGGATAAGCACTAGGTACCGGTTTAAACGTCCCAGATTATCCTTGTACTCAATTTGAGTGGTCATGTAAGGGATTAGCTTCGTATTGCTCTTAGACACGTAACGCTCCAATTTAGAGCTATAAGGTAATGCTACAAATGTTTTAGACCGGTTACGCTTAAAGATAAGCATTGGTACCTTATCGACCGATAGGGCGTCACTCACACACTGTGACCACCAATGCTTAATATCTCCAGTATTCATCATAGCGTTTTCCAATGTCCATTCTGAATTGTGGTGCTTACATTCGATAGAATAAGGACAATTGGCTTCTGGTGGTGTTACAATATCACCGGCTACGTTATTGGACTTACTCCAATGTAATGAGCCACTACCGGGGGTTCTATGGAAAGGAAATCCCCACCATGCCCCTAGTATTTTAGCTGTATCTCGCTCAAACTTAGCCCCAGCATTTTTAGCCCCTGAACCTTGTCCAGCCATTACTACACTTCCTTAATCAAAGTTTACTTGTTCATATTCATTAATAGCAGACTTTGCATTTTTAAGATAATCATCTGCTTTTGCTCGTTCCGCTAACTCATGAGTGTACATACGTAAGATAGTGTCGATTTCGTTTTCATCTACTGGTGTAATAGAATCTTTTTCAATGCCTTTACAAGCAATTGAAATAACACTCATATCGTCATAGGTTACTGGTAGAATAGTGAAATCATCTTTCTCAATGTCTAAGACAATATCTTGTCCCACGTTTCCTTTTTCAATATTTAATACAGGAAGGTCTACGCCTGTATCAATTAAGATATTGCCATCAGCTGTTAGAGTTGCTTTATTCCAGTAAAACAAGCTCCCGTCATTAGAAATAACGATTGAATCGGCAAACATTTCATTGTAAGCGTCAATCAGTTTAGTTACGATAGTTTGTGTTGTAATTGGTTTACGGTTAGAGACTAAATCACGTACTTTATCATTTGCTTTACTCATGGTTGTTTTCCTCCTGTACAGCACCTAAGATAGTATTATATTTTTCCATAGCATTTGTTAAGTCTTCATTGGTTAACAAGTCTGCGTCTGTTAATGCTAATTGGGTAGCGGTAATTTGCTCAATCAATTTGCCAACCATTGCTAAATATTCTTTGGTTTTTAATTCCATCATCTTATCGGCAATGGCGGTCGCTGTCCCTAAGTCAATCGTGCGTTTAGACAATTCAGCTAAAATTGCACGGTCACTTTCTTTTTCTACTGTACCTTTTACTACATATGTTACCCATAAAGCTAATTCTTCTGTGCTTAACAATTCTTTACTTAGTTTCTTCGTCATTTGCATTCACTCCATTAATTAAATTATCCATATATTCTAAAGTTTGGTTCACTTGGAACACAAAATCTAGCATAAATAAGGCTAGTTCTTTATAAGTTACTACTTGGTCGCCTTGTTTAGCTAGAAGTGCGTTTAAACGCTCTGTAAGCTCGTCTAAGGGCTTTTCATCATCAGTGGTTAACAGCATAGCTTCTGCTATAAAATCGCTTAGAGATAGCTTTTTATCGTCCTGCGCACTATTCTCTATGTTATACCAGTCTTTGATATTCATTATGCTACACCACTACTACCAAATCCGCCAGTTCCACGATTAGAGTCTGACAGCTCGTCTACTTGATTAAAGGAAATGTTTTCTTTTGGTAGAATGTACATTTGCATTAAGCGTGTACCTTTAGGAATTAAGATAGACCCTTCAAGGAAGAAACCACGTTTTAATCCAGCCAACTGGTTGCTCACTGCTTTTGTACCCATCATTTCATCTGTCATACGAGTAGTCCAGTCTTTTTCAATGTTCGTGTAGTAGTCAACACAAGCGTCTGGGTATTGGTCACTCAATTGTTTTTTGCCAATCTTAGTGATATTTCCATCTACACCAATTTTAAGAATGTAGCCGGCTAGTAGGCTTGTAATAGGGGTTAAGGTATTCTTTAAAGGAATTCCAAGCACTCCACGGTAGTTTCCTTCGATAATGCCTGTGCTATTAGCTAAGGCTAGTGGGTATTTATAAATACTAGACCGTGGGCTGATAAACAAGCCATGTGTGGTAGAATCAAACTCCGTATGAATATTAGTAGGAACAATAATCCCTTTCAACATGTTAGGGGCAATGATAACGTCCTTTGCTGTGTATAGGTCGACTGCTACGTCCCCTTCGTGTGCTTGTTTAGGTAGCACGCCACCCTCATCTAATTTTACTTTTACTTCAAATGTTTGCATGATAAACTCCTTACTTTTACTAATTCTACTGTATTATATCATAGCATACAAAAATACACAAGAACTAATTTAACAATCTAATTAGTTCTCCTGTACCATCTGCTTTCACGGAATGTTCATGAATGACTTTCCATGCTAATTCTTTCCCTAAGTCGTTAGCGTCCTTCTTATAAGGGTTAATGACCATATAGGTATTTTTATGATAGGGCTTAATCCGTTCAGCTAACCAGTAAATTTTATCTTTAGCGTCTTCATCTAGCATAATATAAATCTTCTGGTCTTCTGTTAGGTCTTCTGTAATGAGTTGTATCTGTTCATCTGTAATCTGCTTCCCAAATGTTCCTACACCCGATATACCTAATGTAAGTGCGTCTGGTACGCCTTCTGTAATCACAAGTTCTTTACAACGCTTTGCACGATTTAGATTAAACACCGCTGTGCCTTTTGAATACTCATGGTCTTTGGCTGGTGCATTTACCGATTTTACAAAGGAATCTCCAATTGCTCGTGTGTTCCAATAAATCACTTGCCCTAAATCATTATGAGTTAGAAACACCACATGGTTTTTTAGAGTGAGTGTTTTATGGCTAGGGGTTTCTATCTTAGAATAGGTAATGTACCCAATGTTATGGACTATGATGTCTTCTGTGGTAAACCCTCGTTTATTTAAGTATTGCAGGAACGGGATAATTTCTGGGTTCGTCCAGTTATCTGCAATCCTTTTAAATCCCGGTGGAAGTAACGGACAAGTGAGTTGCTCGTGTACTGCTTCAGTGACTTTCTTTATATCGTTCATATGAGAAATCAGCATGAGTAGCTGTTCTTCTGGACTTAATGACGTATCGACTTTATCCTGACACTCCACACGACTAAAGTCGTGGGGTTCTTAGGTAATACATCCTAACGGACGTAAATTTACTAAGCTATCCCCGAAAGTCCTTCGGTTTTAATATTTATGCTTGCATTAATATCTCTATCATGAGTTGTTCCACAATTTGAACATATCCATTCACGAATATTTAGTTCTTTTTTACCGTCATTATGACCGCAAACAGAACAGATTTGTGAACTAGGATAGAATCGGTCTACTTTAACTAAAGTGCGACCTTTCCATGCACATTTATAGCCCAGTTGTCGAACGAATTCACTCCAAGATACATCTGCTATTGACTTCGCTAATTTATGATTTTTAACCAACCCTTTTACATTCAAATCTTCAATACAAATGATTTGGTTCTCATCAGTAAGTCGTGAAGATAGTTTATGTAAAAAATCAGTACGTTGGTTTGAAATTTTCTCATGGATACGCGCAACTTTAACTTTCTGTTTTTGATAGTTGCGACACTCATCTAATTTTCGATTGTGTTTTTTCGCAACTTCCAAACGCTTGGAAAGTTTTCGTTGTTCGCGTATTAACCGTTGTTCAAGAGAGCGATAGAATCGGTTATTATCGATCTTTTCTCCTGCGGATGTGATACAGAAATGAGTTAAGCCTAAATCTAATCCAATGTTATTTGCTACGGGTTCTTCTATGAAATTTTCAGTATCAACTAAAAACGTTGCAAAATATTTCCCTGATTTGCTTTGACTAATCGTTACGTTCATTAGTTTTCCTTTAAAACGCAATTCTTCTGCCATTTTGACCCAACCGACTTTCGAAACATAGAAGTATCGACCATTGACTTTCATGCCTACGGCAGTTCGATAGGATTTCTTCGAGTGTTTTTTACTCTTAAATTTAGGAAAGCCAAAATTAGATTTGAATGTATTCTTATATGCCTTGTTTAAATCCATATTCACTTGACTAAGAGGTTGTGCTTCAACTTCTTTTAGCCAAGAAAACTCTTCTTGCTTCTTAAGTCCAGCATAGGTTAGTTTATTTTCAATATATTCAGGATTTTCTTTTTTCATCTTATAATTCGTAATTCTCTGGTCTAGTAAAAAATTCCAGTAGAATCGAACGCAACCAAAGGTTTTTTGAAATTGAATTTCCTGTCTTGAATTCGGATAGATTCTAATTTTATGAGCTTTTTTCATTTCTGTACACCTCCTTAACGTAAACTCAGTATCTTGTTCTTTGATTTTCTACATATTGTTTTATAGTTTCGCTAGAAACGTTTCCTGCTGTTGAAACAAAGTAAGACCGTGTCCAAACACTTGGCATTTTGCTCAAGTGCTCAAACGATTGTCGTAACTCTCTTGATGTTTTTCCTTTAATCACCTTCATGACATCTGCCGGCGAATAGATTGGTTGAACATTTACAAAAAGATGACAATGGTCTTTATCTGTTTCTATTGCAATGATTTCCCATTCATTTTCTTTACAGATTGAATGGACAAGAGTCTTAAAACTAGCGTCTACTTCGGAATTGACAAATATTTTCCGACGATATCTAGGACAAAAAACAAAATGATAGTTGAGTAACGATACAGTTGTCTTAGTATGTCTGTACTCGTTATCCATGAGTTAATTATACATTAATTAGTGTACGAAGTAAATATTTTTATACACAAATAGTAAAACTTTTTTGACTTTATCGTGTGGAGTTTGTTCACATAGGTTCGCTATTTCCTATGCAGTTCTCTTATGAACTTCTTACGCTTTCACGCAAGCACAGACTATATCTTATCCGTTGGCTTTACCCAGTACGGCGAAACCACTTCGAGTCGCTTGACCCTACTTCCCTCAAGAGGAATAGTCGTTGAACCTTCCTATTTCTAAGCTTGGCTGCTGATTTCCGATTGTGTAACACTTAGGATTTAACCTTATGCCATCTGATTGATTTATTCTGCTTTCGCCACCGTCACGCTTGAGTTTGGTTATCTCTACGTTGTGGTTCAACCAGCTTTACGGATTTCCAGCAATTCAGTTTCTTCATTGGGCAATATGAGTTTTTGTATTGCCTCTAAATGCAAGTTTCCCTACATTCTTACAGTACGTCTACGGGCTATCATCCACACGGTTAAAACCGTGGGTTTTCTCGCCCGCAAATTCTATAAATGGAATCATCTATGGAATAATCGTAAACGGCTAAAATGTCTTTAGCTTGGTTAAAACCTACTCCTAAGAATTTCATTACAAAGGAAATAGGGTTGCCTTTCATACCACACTTAAAGCATATCCACAAGCCATCTTTATCACTGCCGTTATTTTTTACATAAAATTTATAATCGGTATTAGAGCCGCAGAAAGGGCAACAGTATCTCAACTCGTGCCCTATATCTTTTGGCATACCTAAATGTTCTGTTAAGTAATCACTAAACAAGTGAACTCACCCTTCCAAAAACAATTTACGTTTAATGCTAAGGAATGTATATAGCTCCCCGATTGCTCGGTACATATTGTCTTCCCCTTCTGTACACTGGGCGTAAGCTCGGTGTAATTGTGAATCTTTTGTTAAGGAACCGAACCAACCTAACTCCCTTAGTTTTAAGCTTTTCATGTAACGGTCTACTACAATCGAATTTAAGCCGTCTAGTTGCTCACCTAAGAGCTTGTAGTTATTGGCAATCTCATTAGCTGTAATCGTTCCTAAAACGCTGTGTAGCCCCAAATCATTAGCTAATTTAAGTATTCCTCTGTTTTGAGTGGCTACTTCTTTAATGTACATGACTTTTGTAGTGGTGCTTGCGTGGTGAGAGATAGCACGGTCTGTGGCATTATCTATGCCATAAGAAGGTTTCTCCTTAATCGTTACTGTACAAGGGGCAATGTAGACCCGTTCTCTTGATTTATTGTAGTTCACTTTATAACGTCCATCTAGTGGGTACCAATTGTATATGTTGTCCTTTACAAAAACCAATTCATTTGCTACTTCTTGTTTTGTAAAGAATTGTATTAGACCTCTGCCGCCTAATACTTTTAATTTTGTGTTACTCATTTATTCCACCTATCACTTTAGAGATACCATCTGTCTTTTCAACCGTAATCACATTTTCAAACAATGATTTTAAATGCTCATTATGGGTAATTACAAAGATAGTTCCTATTTCTTTTTGTTTTTCTTTTAATAATGCAATAACATTCTCACAGCCTACTGCGTCCAATCCATCAAAACACTCATCATACAATGCAATGTTTGTTTTCAAATCTGATTTACTCATAACTAAATCCTGAATGGCTAAGGCAATGGCTAGGTCAATCCGTTTCTTCTCTCCTGCGGAATTGGTACTGTAATCAGAACCACCACTAGCATTCGTTACACTTACATCAAACTTATCAGAATAAATACCATCTGCTTTTTTAGTTTGTGTTGAGAATGTTAAACTAATGTCGGAACCGGCTAACGAAGCTAAGTATTTATTGGCTTGTTCATTTAAGAATGGGGTCACAAGGTCTAAGACTACCGAACGGATTCCTTTATTAGAAAACACGTCATTGGCTAGTTTACGATATGCTTCTGCGTTATAGTTAGCAGTAGTTTTTTCTACAATTAACTCTTCTTGTTCTTTATCCAGTTTAGCTAGTTCTTTTTCATAAGTAACCACCTCTGGTAATTGGGTTTCAGCAATTGTATCGGTAAGCGTTTTAATCTCTGCATTAATAGAAGCTAAACTACTATTGCTTTCACGTAAAGCTAAATCATTTTTAGCTTGATTGACTTGATTAAACACGTTACTTACTTCTCGTTCCTTTGCCCGATACTCTTTAGCCGATTCATTTAATTGGGCTTGCTTTAGTGTCACTTCTTTTTTAATTTCAGTAACTTTATCTTCTAAATCAGCAACTACACCTCGTACCGGTGAGATGGCAGTATTAATTGAATTGATTAATCCAGTTAAGCGTTCGGCTTCTTTTACTTTATGGGTGTTATCAATTGGTGCCCCACAGTAAGAACAAGTAGAAGCAGTATCTAAATCACTCATTTGTTTTTGGTACGATTGCACCTCTGCTACTTTTACATTATAAGCAGTAGTTAAGCTTTGAATATCCCCTTGTAACTTATCAATTTCAGCGTCTTCTTTGCTGGTGTCTAGTAAAGTATCTGGTTCAGCCATAACAGTAAACACCTCTTCTAAGGCATTAAACGTGTTAGTAACCGTTTCTAATACTTGTGTGGATTCTGCTATACCTTCTTCTTGCTCTGCGGCTATTTTATTCGCTTGCTCTTTAGCTTGTTGTAATCGCACTTCTTGTTTTTCCTTATTGGCTTTTGCTTGTTCATAGAAGCCCTTACTCTGTTCCGCTAAGTTCACATAATTTGTGCGGTCATTTGTTAACTCAACTTCTTTTCTAGCAAGGTCTGCCACTACGTTTTCAGAAGCTACCGCCTTTTCTTTTGCCACGTCTTGGGCTTTTTGGTAGATTGCAATATTGGTTACATTTTCCAATATCTCTTTCTTGCCTTTGTCGGTAGCTTGTGAGAATATTTCTACATCACCTTGTCCGTACATAACAGAATTAAGATAAGTTTTAAAATCAATCCCGAATAGCTTCCCAATTTTAGTATTGGTGTCTCCTACAGACTTTTGTGTTAAATCAATGTCTGCTTGGTGTAACTTCACTGTGTTTTTAAACTTACTATGTTTCCGGTATCGGTCAATTGTATAAGGGGTACCATCAACTTCAAAGTCCAATTGTACGTGTGTATTTTTACCGATTTTATTGTTTACTAATTTATCGCCTTTAGCTCCTGTAGCAGTTGTATCATACAGTGCCCAAGTAATAGCGTCTAATAACGTGCTTTTAGCCGAACCATTACTAGCAAAACTGGCATTGGTATGATTAATACCCTCAATCAAGACTAACCCTCTATTATCTAAATCTAAAGTAGCTTCTCCGATTGCTTTAAAGTTTGTAATGGTTACTTTTTTAAATAGAAACATCTTGCACCTTCTTTACTTAATTTATACATTTAGTTTAACATTTTTTCAACTATTTGTCAATAACACAAAAAGCTATAGATTACTCTATAGCTAAGGCTTCTTGTAGGCATTCTAACGCTTTATCTGTGAGATAGGGGCATTCTTCTTCTGTATACTTTTTAACAACGGTATGAGGGGAAGAACTAGCGTCTATATCTATTCTAGTATCGACTTCATAAGACTTCTGAACAACTAATCTGATATTATCTAATTGGTTTGCTTCTTTTAGCTCTGCTACCACGCTTAGTTCTTCTGGTGTTCCTTGGAAGCGAATATAGTTATTTTTTAGTACCTCATCTTCTGGTACATGGTTTACATCCACTGTAATAAATTGCTTTTGTGGGATTGCTTCAAAAGAAATATTTCCTTTTTTATCAATCAATGAATAACCTTTTTCCATGCCCTCATCATTAAAGGTTGTGGCAATCGCAGACCCCACATAATGTACATGAGCCAGTCCACCAAGAGTTTGTCTATTGTGGTAATGACCTAAAATGACGGCTTTATATGCGTCTGGTTGTAAGTCCCCTACAGAAAACTCTCCACCTAATGAGTGAGAATATCGTCCAGTCTGTGAACCATCTACACCAATATGAGCAATTAGATATTTAGTAGTGCCTTTTACTTTACTGGCTTTGACTAAAAACTCTTTCATGGTGTCAATTTCTTCCCCGTAAGGTAAGCAAACAAATGTTCCTAAATCTGATTGCAATACTTCTGGCTTCGTCACTACATAACAGTTTGGTAACTCACTAAATGGGTCTAGTGTGGACACCGTGTCTAATGAATTTGTAACCGAATCATGGTTTCCTCGTACCAATAGTGTAGGGACATCTTCATACTGTGCTATAACAGAAAAGATATGCGTAAACACTCGTGTGTCTAATAATGACCGTTTATGAAATAAATCACCGGCAAAAGTCACCATGTAATTTAATTCTCTTGCTTTATCATACATTAATTTTAAAGCGTCTACTTGGGCTTTAAATCGGTCTGTGGTGTACACTGGGTCTGGTTTAGCAAAGTCTTGGTATACATGGGCGTGGAAGTCAGCAAATGCCAGCTGTCCGTCCTTATGGTTAAAAACCTCTGGTAACTTTTGTACTTTCATTAAAACCCTCCTACGTTAAAACTATCATTTATATTATTAATACCCTCATTGGTATCATCAATATCTACTTTATTCTTCTTGTTATGGTCTTGGTTCCTATCTGCTGTGCGTTCATTCACAACAGCCATGTGCATATCGGTTTCTTCCTCTGTCTCATCACGAATAGTCATTGTGCTTGGAATAACCTTTAAATAACGCATACGGTCAAAAGCACTTCCACTATTGTTACGAACCTTATCCAAGTAGAATCGAATAAATCCGGCTTCAAATTCTGCTGGTGTTTGATTGACTGCTACTACTAATTCACAAGCATTTACCTTTTGTTTAGACCCTTCAATAGCTTCACTGGTTAATACTTCTTGCGAATAACCAGTACGGTTTACTTGGGAAAGCGTCCACACTACTACATCATAAGTTTGTGCAATTCTACGCAAGTCTTCAAACAATCGACCACCAGAACGAGATTCATTTTCAGAACCAGATAAATGAGGGTTCTTCATTAAATCAGGATAATCGACTACTACTGCGTCAATACGAACACCATCACGAATCATAATATTGGAAATCACTTGCTCCATGTCGAACGGTGTTAATACTCCGGGCATATGCTTAGAAACATACAAGTCTCCCCAGTTATGCTCTTCTATGGCACTGTCAAAAGCTTGGTGTACAATATCAAGGTAATCTGTGTTTAACTTACCATCTGGAATAATGGCACTCTTAGTTTGTTGACCAATGACCTGAATGAATCGAGTTAGCATTCTATCCATTTTTTCTTCTAAAGAGAAGTACAGTACGTTAAAGCCTTGTCTAATTAATAGATTGGTTAAGTTGGTGGCTACCATTGTTTTACCACCACCAGACTTAGCAATAACTAGTGCAAGTTCCCCGGTAGCTAATCCACCGTCTGCTACGGAATCAATTGCTCTCAACCCAGTAGGAACTCGTTTATCATCCATCTTAGCTAAATAATCTTTCACTAAATCGTAATCCTTAAAGAATCGGATTAGAGTAGAATCTTTCCCTTTAGTATTCAACGTTGTTATTTTGAGCAAGTCTTCGCTTAGTTTGGTTATGGTTTCTTCATCTTCCAAGTTTCCATTAAGAATTGCTTTACTAATGACATCTTTAGACAATACTTGTCGTACATACTTTTCTACGTAATCATCAATGACTTCATCATTCTGCATTTCTTCATCTAGTATGAAAAGGTCTTCTACAATCTCATAATACCGGTATCGTTTATCTAAACCCATGTTAGAAGCTTCCAGATTATGCTCGGTAAGTTGTCCTAATGTATTCTTGTCTAATGGTTCTTGGTGTAACCGGTAGTAGCTGTTTATCCACTGTGTAATATTTTTTGCTTCTTTATCTTCATCAAACTCTTTTAAGGGAATACGTCTTAGTATATCTCTTGCAAAGTCTGGTTCCTTAATTGCCTTGTAAAGCAACTGCCGTTGTACCTGTTTCAATTAAAGCCCTCCCAATAGTTTCTCTAACTTATTTTAGCATAAATTTCTTTAAAGTCAAGGACTCCTCGAGGAACAACAGGTAAAACATCTTTTAATTTATATAAGGCGTCACGTAAAGCAACTAAATCGGTCTTGTAGCCTAAATGACGACCAAACTTATTGAACATTACGTTAAAGTATTTATTACTCGTTAAGGAAGTTTTCACAGCTTTACCATGCTTTTTATATCTATCTATGGTGCCTTTAATATTTGTCTGTCTGACAAACATATTTCCTAAAACCCATCTTAAATCCTCTTCTTCTTTTCTGAATAGAATACCAGTGGATATGGTGTATTCAAAAGAAAGTTTAGCAAGCATAATTTGACTGAATGAAGAAGTCGCATTGATATGGCTGTACATATTTGTGATTAGAAATTTAATGGCTTCGTCTTTTTCAACCTCTGTTAGGTCTTCACGTTCCTCAATCTCTTTTTTAGTCACGATAGTATAGGCAGAAAGATTGGCTTCTACCGAACTAGCACAAGGTGCCATAGCAATGTCTAATAGTTCTTTTTCCCATGTCTTTGTAAGTTTTTGCTCATCTGGTTCTTCTGCGTTCATGTTCCAAGCTTTAGTTAACATAGCAATAATAGGGTATTCAACCCCAAGTGTTATCGCTTTTTCTGATTTAGCTAGGGTGATTAAGTTATAATCACGTTGTTTACGTACACTAGCACAGGCACGGTCATAGGCGGCAATAGCTCCACTAGAAATAAGCATGTTAGGCATAGGGATATAAGTATTAGGGGTTGATTTATTTTTCAACCAAATCCAAAATACACGGTTAAATTGCACACTCAAATAAGCGGCTGGATTAATATCATTATTCAGTAAGAAAGTGACAGCTTTCTTTAAGCAAGTCCATCTAGCAGAACCGAATGGACGGTGTGGTAAATAATTGTATGAATAGTATTTTCCTTTTAATGTCCCTAGTGCTTTATAAAGAGAACTACCTTCATGATATTCTCTTTGTTTTACTTCAGGGAACACTACTGAATAAGCTGTTACTAATTCAGAAAAGATATAAGTTTGCCAATTCAAATAAGGTTCGTCAGTCTTAGCAAAGAACTCCTTATCAATTGCATTTTTACTACGTAATTCTTCAATCTCGTCATTCCACTCTACATATTTTTCATTTTGTAAGCGTTCAGCTAAACGAGCTTCTGCAATTTGTGTTTTATTGCGGTAATGTTTTTTAGGTTCTTCTTGCGGATTCTTAGGAAATACTTTTTCCCGAATCGCTTCAAGCTCTTTGTTTTCTCCGTGCAAAGGATTCACTGCATTAAAAATAACAGCAGTTCCTCCATTCTTTCCACTACGGCTAACGGTAGTGATACATTTAAGGTCTTCTAATTGTTTTACATAACGCGCAATGGTTCTAGGCGTCTTTTGTAAACAATTAGCTAATTCTGTTTTAGCTAATATGGCTACTAATTGACCTTTCACTTCTTTTGCTTGGGCTTTCAGTTGTTCCATTAGTTCCGTGTGAGCTTCTGGTAATTTGATTGTGGTGTAAGTTAAAGTTAAAGTTGTACTTGTCATTCTTTATTCTCCTTGTAGTGAATCTATAACTCTATTATACCACAAAAATCCTTTAACGCAAGTCTCACGTTAAAGGAACTTCTTTTATTTCAAATCCTTCTTCTAAATAAATCTTTCTACGCTCTTTGGAATGCTTATGCGTATGCTTATTAAACAAGTCCATAAAGTCATAAACAGTGGCTACATTCTCTCCGGTCTGTTTCTTACGCAACACACGCCCTACACGTTGTAAGACCTGTCTCATAGACTTCCCACCAGCGCCTAAGATTAAGGTATTAATCCCTGCAATGTCGACCCCTTCATCAATCAAGGAAGTAGCAATCAATACTTTTAATTTACCAGAACGCATATCAGAAAGTTGTCGTTTTCGACTACCATCATCTACTGTCCCATGTAAGAACTCAAATACAATGTTCTCTGCTTTCAGTAATTCTGATAAAGCTTCTCCGTGCTCTACTCGGTTCACAATGATTAGAATGCCTTTGCCTTGGTCATACTCACGTTTTGTAAGTTTTGCTATGACCATGTTACGGTATAGGTTTTTAGCAATCCCTTCGTCATACACTTTCATGTAATTTTCTTCAGATTGTAAAGAACTAGGGGACATAATAGGGATAATGGTTACAGTAGGCTTAGCAGAAATCCCTCTAGCAATCATTTCCTGATTGGTAGTCTTAACGGTTATACCACGGAATAAACCTTGCATACGTTGCCATAGCACCTTATTACGCTTATCAATAGAACCAGTTAAGGCTATCCGGTATTGGGCGTTAGTACAAGTCAGTAACGAGTTGTACCATGAATCAGAAGAAGTATGGTGCGCTTCGTCCACAATCATGACCGTAACTGTTTTCATAAACTCTTGTATATCTTTACGCTTCTGGTATACTTTACCATTCTTAGCCTGTAAGAGTTTCGTATACTCCGCTACGTACCCTCTCATAGTTAATTTTACTTCCTTATCTGTCCCACAAGAATAAAGAATATCTTCCAAGTCCCCTTTTAGTTCTTGTTCAGTTTTCTTTTTCGTACTCATGTTTTTTATAAAAGCTTGTAAAATCATTTTTTGGTTAAAACCATCAACCATTTTAGGGGCTACGTCTTTTGCTAACCGTTTCAATTTACGTTGCTTAGCGGACAATTTCAACCCAGCTTCTGGGTCAGTAGTTAGTGCTTTATTGATTGTAGGTATCATGACTACATTCACTTGGCGTATATCCTTTTTCCCATCACCAATTTTCCCAACTTTTATCCCTAATCGTTCAGAAATACGGTCAGCAGATTGGTTAAAGATTTCTTTCGAGTGAGTAAAGAATGCAATGGTCTCTCCACGCTCTAAGTACGATTGCAGTTGTTGAATGATACCGGAAGCAATTTCCGTCTTACCACCATTCGTAGCTACATTGATTATTCCTACTTCGTCTTGTACAATCGACTTCACAGCGTCATATTGGTAGTCACGTAGTGTGATACTGGAATCTTTATCTTTTAATTTGATTTCTTTATCCATGTCGTCAACATCAATAAATTTATCAGGTTTGTCATAAATAACATTGTACTGAAAAGTTAGAGAGTTTTGTAAGCCGCCTAAAGCAACTTCTACTTGTTCGAGTAACCCAGTAGGAAATTCTTCTTTTTCCTTGTCATAGAAATAGACTTTCCCGTCCCAGTACCCTCTCTTGTATGCCGGACTGAATTGATAACCTTCTTCAAATACTGCAAGTTCGTTATCCATTACTCTATGTACAGCATTCTTGACTGACCATTCTTCTGGTTCAAACTCTATATGTGCCATCATGGAATTTACAATTATTTTCACTGAATGAATCTTCCTCTCTCATAGTTCAATTATACCTTTAATTCTGAATCATTACAACAATTATTTTCACTGAATGAATCTTCCTCTCTCATAGTTCAATTATACCTTTAATTCTGAATCATTACAACAATTATTTTATTCTTGAGTTAAGATTATTTGTTTGTCTTAGTTTGTCATGAATAGATTTTTCTGTCTTACCATTATTATTATATATAATATATACTAGTATTATTATAATTAGTAATATAGAGTAAATAGTAATGGTAGAGTAAGAAATTGTATTCATGACAAAACTA